TGGGGCCTCAAGCCTCTGCGGCGTAGATCTGAGATCCTTTCAGGGAGCCAAAACAACTTGAGCAACCGAGGGGAAGCGACTCGGTGCCTTTTCAGGGCCTCGACATGATCGGGGCCTTTCTGTTTTCGGCTCCACCACACCCATTGCCCCGAGCTGGGAGTGCTGCTGGAGCTGATTCAACTTCGCCGCTGCTCCCCAGCGTTTGGCCGATCACACCGGCCCTTTTATTCACGGTACCGCCCATGACTGAAGTATCGCGCATTGCAGACAGCACGGCGTTCAAGGTCGTCGTCCCGATCCTGCAAACGATCCTGTCAGCTGGTGCCATTGGTGCGTTCGTCTACGTGGTCGGCTCGCTCGGTTCGCTCCAGATGCAGCTCGCCGCCTACCAGACCAACCAGGCCCTAATCGGGCAAAGGGTGGATTCTTTGGAGAGGTCCAGGGAGTCGACAGACAAGTTGGTCGATTCCCTTCGAGTGAACACCCAGCGCCAAGAATTCAAGATCGACCAGGTAGGGGAGAGTCTGAAGGCCCTCGTCCAAACAGGTAGACCCAAGTGAAGCGCTTACTGATCGTCCTCATTCTGCTCACAGGCTGTGCGCAAAAGGAAGCGATCCAGGAACCACTGAAGGTTCACCGCACAACCGTTTATCGATACACCAGCGAACAATGCCAGCCAGGCCAAGAAGAGCGCCTACGCGAGGCGCTGAAAAGTGCCCGAGAGTGGAAGCGCTATGCCGAAAGCCTGGAAAAACTGCCAGCAGCGAAGACGACCCATGAAATTAATCCCTGAATGGCGAAAGGCCTGGCGAATGACCAGTGTGCAACTGGCGATTGTCGGCGTGGTGCTTAATGCCGCGGCTACCGGCTGGTCGTCCTTCCAAGGCTCGGTTGATCCTCTGGTCTACGCCATTGTGAACATGGTGCTCGGTATCGCTGTGGCAGTGTCCAGGGTGATCAAGCAGCCGAAGCTCGCCGATCAGCCAGAACAGAACGAGTAATCCGCGACACGTTTCGCGAATCAGCAAATTGTGTCGCGACACTGGAGATAATCAAATGGCACTAACCCCAAAGCAGGAGGCCTTCTGCTTGGCCTACCTGAAGACGGGTAACGCCAGTGAGGCCTACAGACAGGCATACAGTGCTGCCAACATGAAGCCTGAGACGATAAACAACAAAGCCAGCTCCTTGCTCAAGAAGGGCGAGATTGGGGCGAGGCTTGAACAGCTCAATCAATCGGCCGTCTCTGCCTCGGTCATGACCCGCCAGCGCGCCATGGAACGCCTTAGCCTGATTGCCGAGACATCCATCACTGACATCCTTGAGTTCGATCAGCTTGAGCTTGATAGCCCTGATGGCCCGGTTAGAGAAACAGTCTGGCGAATGAAGGACAGCGTCGAGATTGCCGATGTGGCTGCGGCCACCATCAAATCGGTAACCATGACCAAGTTCGGGCCGAAGATTGAGATGTATGACCGCCTGAGCGCTATTCAGCAGCTCGCCAGGATGCAAGGTTGGGAGTCTGCCCAGAAACACGACCACACCAGCAGTGATGGCAGCATGAGCCCCAAAGGGAAGTCGCTGGACGACTTCTACTCAGGCGATGTACCAGCTTAACCCGAACCTTCGTGAGTTTTGGCGGATCAGGAAGCCGTACAAGCTTCTGAAGGGTGGGCGGTTCTCATCGAAGACCCAAGACGCGGGCGGCATGGCTGCCTTCCTGGCTCGCAACTATACGGTGAAGTTTCTCTGCATTCGCCAGTTCCAGAACCGTATCGCAGACTCGGTGTATACGGTCATCAAGGAAAAGATCAATCAGGCCGGTTGGGCGGATGAATTTGATATCGGCGTTTCGTCGATAAAGCACCGCACGACTGGCTCGGAGTTCCTGTTCTATGGCATCGCCCGAAACCTGAACGACATCAAGGGTACTGAAGGCGTTGATATCTGCTGGATCGAGGAAGGCGAAGGCCTCACTGAGGAACAGTGGTCAATCATCGACCCGACGATCCGCAAGCAGGGGTCGGAGATCTGGATCCTGTGGAACCCCGACCTGGTGACCGACTTTGTACAGGCCAAGCTTCCAAAGCTCCTGGGCAACGACTGCGTCATCAAGCACATCAACTACCCCGACAACCCATTCCTGTCCGACACCGCCCGCGCCAAGGCCGAGCGGCTTAAGGAGGCGGATAAGGAGTCGTACAACCACATTTACCTAGGGCAGCCGCGCACCAACGACGATGCGGCAGTGATCAAGTTCTCCTGGGTAGAGGCATGCGTCAACGCGCACCTGAAGCTTGGGATGAGCCTGTCCGGCGCGAGAGCCGTTGGTTATGACGTCGCCGACAGTGGTGATGACAGCAACGCCTGTGCGATCTTCGATGGTGCACTTTGCCACGAACTCGACGAGTGGAAGGCTGGAGAGGATGAGCTGAACGAGTCGGCCATGCGCGCATGGTCGCACGTTCTTGGCGGCCGACTGATCTACGACAGCATCGGTAACGGCGCCCACGTTGGTTCAACCCTGAAAGCCGCCCGTATCCATGGCAGGTACTTCAAGTTCAATGCTGCCGGCGCCATCGTGAATCCTGAGAAGGAATACGCGCCCAAGATCAAGAACAAGGACAAGTTCGAGAACCTGAAGGCCCAGGCGTGGCAGGACGTGGCTGATCGCATGCGCAACACGTTCAACGCAGTCACCAAGGGGCACAAGTTCAAGGCATCCGACCTGATAAGCATTTCTGGCGACCTCCAGAAGATCGAACAACTCAAGCTCGAGCTTTCCACACCACGCAAGCGCTACAGCAAGCGCGGACTCGACATGGTTGAAACGAAGGACGAGCTGTCCAAGCGCGGCATTGCCTCGCCCAACCTGGCCGACGCGTTCGTGATGGGCGCATGCCCCCACCTGGTGGCAAACGGAAGACCTATTCGAGACCTCCTCTAAACAAATCGGTGAACACATGAGCAAGAAGGGCTTAGTGCCAGCAAACAAAAAGCTGGGCAAGGCCCTCACTCGGGCCCTGGTTGAATACGAGGCCGGCATGAAGCAAACCAGCGATGGATTGGTGAATGTCGTGTCGGGCCTGGGCACCGAGAAGGCCAAGCGCTCACACAACCAGTTCGAATACGGGTTCCTCAACAACTTCCAGCAGCTGGACGCTGCATATCAGACCAGTTGGCTTGCCCGGGCAATCGTTGACTACCCCGCCGAGGACATGACCCGCGAGTGGCGCACCATCAAGTGCGACGACGCGGACGTGATTAGGGCCGAGGAAGATCGGTTGAACCTGCCTGCCATGGTCAGTGAGGCAACCAGCTGGGCGCGTCTGTACGGTGGCGCCGGCATCCTGATGCTGACCAATCAGGACCTGACCAAGCCGCTCAGGCCGGAGAAGATCAAGAAGGGCGACCTATACCGCCTGCTGGTCATAGATCGCTTCGACATGACCGCGATGGACCTGAACCAGACCAACATCCTGGCCGCAAACTACTTGCAGCCGGAGTTCTACACCATCTCTGCCGGTGCCCAGCAGATCCATTGGACGCACTTCGCCAGGTTCGCCGGAGCCAAGCTGCCACGCAGGCAGCGCGCTCAGACGCAGGGCTGGGGTGACTCCGAGCTGCGCAAGTGCCTCGACGACGTGATGGACATCGTAGCCAGCAAGGACGGCATCGCCGAGCTGATGCAGGAAGCGAACGTCGACATCATCAAGCGAGAAGGTCTCTCTGATGAGCTGGCCAGCGATCAGGACGACGCCATCACGGCGCGTTACGCCCTGTTCAGCATGATGAAGTCCTCGATCAACCTGGCGCTGCTGGATGGTGAAGAGACGTACGACCGCAAGACCCTGGACCTGTCCGGGGTTGCGCCGGTGCTCGACCTGCTCATGACCTGGATAAGCGGCGCAGCGGACATCCCGCTCACTCGTCTGTTCGGCACATCTGCCAAGGGCCTCAACGCCACCGGTGAAGGGGACATGGACAACTACTTCAACTCGCTGTCATCGAAGCGGTTGACGCAGATTGACCCGGGCATGCGCCAACTTGACGAAGTGTTGGTCCGCTCAGCCACTGGCACATGGAAAGACGACTTCAATTACGTCTGGAACCCATTCCAGCAGCCTGACGCCGTGGAAATCGCCACGGCCAACAAGGCCAAGGCCGAGACCGACATTCTGTACAAGGACGCCGGCATCGTCTTGCCAAGCCAGATCATGCGCCGTTTACAGGCCGAGGAGCTCTACCAGTTCGACGACGAGAAGATTGCCGCGCTGGAGGAGGATGAAGACGTGACCATGTTCAACGACCCGCCAGGCAAAGGTGACGAGGACGAATGACCCATGGACATGATCGGCATCCAGTACAACGCCAAGCTGCAGAGACTGGTGAGGCAGGTCAAGGCGTCGATCAGCAAGGAGATTATGCCGCTGGTTCGCCAGTTGGCGTCGGAGTACACGCAGGACGCGGTGGTCACGACTGATGCCTGGTCTGACCTGATCCTTAATGCCATATCCACATTGGTGAGCCGCTGGTCGTCACCGACGGTCCAGGCCGCCGGTGCACGCATCGCCGGAGAGTTCGTCCAGTCATCGCTCAAGAAGTCCGAGCGCGACCTGAAGAAGTCAGCTGGGATCGACGTGTACAGCGGCAACGCCGCCATGCAGGACTACCTAAAGGCATCGGCCCAGCAGAACGCCCAGCTGATCAAGTCCATCCCGGCCAAGTACCTGGAAGAGGTGCAGACGCTGGTTATGGCGAACATGCGCTCCGGCATGCGGCCCAGCTTCATCGAGAAGGCGTTGCAAGATCAGTTCGGCGTGACCCAGCGCCGGGCCAAGATGATCGCCCGCGACCAGACATCGAAGATCCAGGGCGAGCTGGCCGAGAAGCAGCAGAAGAGCGCCGGCTTCGAGTACTTCCAGTGGATTGACTCCGACGACAGCCGCGTCCGGCACCGCCACCACGAAATCGCAAACAAGGTCACCGCCTACGGCAAAGGGATCTACCGCTGGGACGATCTGCCGCTTAGCGCTGACGGCAAGCCGATCAAGCCCGGCTCCGACTATCAGTGCCGATGCATCGCGCGCCCAGTGAGTGCCCGCGAGGTCCAGGCCAACCAAGACGCAGGCCGTACAGCGCCGGGCGTCCTCAAGTAATTCATCCAATCCGCGAGGCCGCAACATGAAGTGCACGGTTTTCGACCGGGTAGGGCACCGCATCACCCATCGAGAGTACACCGACGAGGGTTTCCTCAAGGTGCCGGCCAGGGTGGCCCGTACCGGGATTCAGGAGTACCTGGCTCGCGAACTCGGGCTCGACGGTGACCCGAACCGCATTGTCCGAGTGTATCGGCCGCCTGAAGAGGTATTCGCACGGGACTCACTGAGCACCTACGACGCCAGCGACATCACCAACGACCACCCGAAAGAGCTGGTCACGGCGCTTACCTACAAGGGTGTGGCGGTGGGCGTGGTGCGCGGGCCAGGACGACCAGATGGCGACTTCGTAGCCGCTGACCTGATCGTCAAGGACCAAAAGACGATCACGGACATCAACGCCGGCAAGTGTGAAGTCTCTGCCGGCTACACCGCAATTTACGACGAGGCACCAGGCGTCACCGAAGACGGCCAGGCCTACGACTACGTCCAGCGTGAAATCCGAATCAACCACGTTGCAATCGTTGACAGAGCAAGGGCGGGCGCCAATGCCCGCGTTTTTGACCACAACCCAGGAGGCAACACAATGCCTGTACTTATCACCACCGATAGCGGGCGCAGCGTTGATGTTGCTGATCCTGCGAACGCCCAAGTGGTCGCCGACTCGTTCGACCGACTGTTGAAGCGTGCCACTGATGCGGAAACCAAGGCTGATAAGGCCCAGGCAACCGCCGACAAGGCTGTCGAGGATCTGGCTGAGGCCCGCAAGGCTTCGAGCGATGTCGCCATTGGCGAGCGCGTCAAGGCCATCAGCGAAACCCAGGCGCTGGCCCGCAAGGTCGCTGGCGACAGCTTCACCTGCGACAGCCTCGACGTGATCGAGATCAAGCGTGCCGCGCTGGCAGTCAAGCGCCCGAAAGTGGCGTGGGGCGACAAATCGGCCGGCTACGTGGAGGCTGCCTTCGACGCTGAGTCCGAGAAGGACGACGAAGACGACAAGGACGACGACGGCAAGAAAAAGGACATGAAATCCACCGGCGACACCGCTGCGCTCTTCGCTCAGTTCATGCAGCTGGCCAAGGACGGTGCGATCACTACCGCGACAACGGATGCTCAGCCAAGCCCGCACCAGCAGCACAAGCAACAGCTGCGCGATGCCCACAAACAAGCCCAGAAAGGAGCCTAACCATGCCAGTTATCGGTGGTAACGCAATCAACCACGGCGTCGCCTATGCGGGCATGGTCGCCGACGGCGAGCTGTCCAACGCCGTGTCCAAGGTCAACAAAGGCACCGTGAACATCGCTTTCGGCCTGGGTGTCGTGAGTGATGGCGACGACGGCGCCAAGCTTCCTGTAGCCGCATCGACCGCGGCCAACTTCATCGGTGTCGTCAAGCGCGAACTGAACCGCGCCTATGCCGCCGGTGATGTGGTCGGCGCGGTAGCCAAGCGCGACATGTCGGTCGAAACCACGGCGCCCATTTGGGTTACTGCTCGCGTAGCGGTTGCCAAGGATGACCCAGTATATCTGGTCGTCGGCGACGGTACCGGCACCAACCAGGGCCAGTTCTCCAACGTTGTTGGCGCCGCCACAACTTTGGCCGTTCTGATCCCGGACGCCAAATGGGTCAGCTCCGCCGGCGCCGGCGCACTGGCAAAAATTTCTCTCAAGGTCGGGGGCTAATCGACATGACTCAGCTTAAAAAAATCGTCGTAGCCATCGATGCCGCCATTGCGCACCAGATTGGCCGTGATGCCTACCAAGTGACCTTCAACGACGGTCTGCCGACCCTCGACGACGGCCTGGCGTTCTATATCAGCCAGCTGGCGAACCTGGAATCTCGTATCTACGAGGCCAAATACGCTGCGATCAACTACGCCGAGCTGATCCCAGTCCAAACCGACATGCCTGAATGGGCGGACAGCTGGGACTACATCAGCTACGACGCCGTCACCATTGGCAAATTCATCGGATCCAGCGCTGACGACCTGCCGAACGTTGCGCTGTCGGCGAACAAGTCGTCCGTGCCGATCGGCTACGCTGGCAACATGTACGACTACAGCCTGGACGAGCTGCGCAAGTCGCAACAGCTGCGCATTCCGCTGGACTCCACCAAGGCGCGTGCCGCTTTCCGTGGCGCCCAGGAACACACCCAGCGCGTTGCGTACTTCGGTGACGCCACTCGCGGCATGACCGGCGCGTTCAACAATCCGAACCTGGCCCTGTCGAACTCGACTCTGAACTGGTTCGACCCTGCCACCACCGGCATGCAGATCGTTGAGGATGTCGATGACTTCCTGGGCGACATCTGGACCAACTCGGCCACCGTGCACGTGCCTAACACCCTCGTGCTGGACTCGGCGCGGTGGCGTCGTATCAACAGCATGCCGATGTCCAAGGAGCTGCCGAACACCACTGTTCTGCAGTACCTGAAGGAAAACAACGTCTACACCGGCCTGACAGGCCAGCCACTGCGCATTGAGCAGCGGCTGCAATTGTCAGCCGCCCAGCTCGCCGCCAACGGCGTGTCCAACGGCAACAAGGACCGCATGATGGCCTACGAGCTGAACGACGAGAACCTGGGCATGCAGGTTCCGATCCCATGGCGCTCCCTGGCTCCGCAGATGCACAACCTGATGGTCAAGGTTCCCTGCGAGTACAAGATCAGCGGTGTTGAATTCCGCTATCCGTTCTCCGGCGCGTACCGCGATCAGTTCTAACCACCTGAACCATGGCCGCCTCCGCTATGCCCGGGGCGGCGGCCAATGACTCCGGGCGAGGATTCGACATGTTCCTGAAGAACGAAGCAGCACGACTGATCACCATCCACCATTTGGTGAGTGGCGAGAAGGCCTCTTACAAGATCCTGCCGGGCGAAAACCCTGCGGTTGAAGTGCCGGACGAGGTTGCCAAGCTAGATTTCGTCAAGGCCCTGCTGCAAAACGGCGACCTGCGCCGTGTTGGCGAGGATGAGTTGGACGCTGAAGATGATGATGGCGACGACATCGAAGCTCTGCGCGAACAGGCTGGCAGAGCTGGCGTAAAGGTCAACAAGACCTGGGGCAAAGCGCGTCTGCTCGAAGAGATCGCCAAAGTAGCCAAGTAACACCCGGGCGCCTGGCGCCCACTCATTCAAGGTGAACGCATGCAAATTACGCCGGAAATGATCGCCGCCTTTCGTGCCGATCCGCTGATGAAGGCGTTCGCCGACCCTGCGAAGTGGTCGGACGCAGTCATCACCGAGGCGCTTTGCGAAGCGGACACCGAAACAGGGTCGTCTCGCTGGGGCGCCCTGGAGATCACCTGCTGCAACTTCAAGTGGCGCGGCATGAAGTACTACGCCGCACACTGGTTATCGACAAACTTCGGTGCGCTAGGGGATGGTAGTACGCCAAATCCTGAAGCCCGCTTGAACGTGGCCGAGAAATCGGTGGGCGATGAATCGATCTCCTACCGCGTCCCTTCGATGATGGACGCCGGGACCGACTGGCTGACCTACACCAACTACGGCCAGCAGTTCTATCGGCTCAAGAAGCGCGCCGGGATGGGCGCCAAGGCGGTCTGATGATCACTCTCGACATCCAAGGCTTCCAAGAGCTGCAGGACGAGCTCATGAAAGAACTGAACGCCCTGAAGTCGGACAAGGTCGTCACCGTTGGTATCCATGAAGAGGCCGGCAGCGTTGAGTCCGGCGACATCACCATGGCCGGGCTTGGCGCTACTCATGAGTTAGGTGCCGAGATCAAGCACCCGGGCGGCACCTCCTACGGCTACGCCAGCAAGGCCGCTGCCGACCGCGATGAAGTCCGCTTCCTCAAGAAGGGCGCCGGCTACATGGAGCTTGGCGTGACCCAGGCGCACAACATCACCATCCCGGCAAGGCCATGGCTTGAGCCTGGTGTCGCCAGTGCGACGCCCGAGGTGCTGCTGACCATTCAAGACGGCATGGAGGCTGGGCAGTCGATGGATCAAATCCTTGAGGCTGTAGGTGTCGTGGCGGCGGGCAAGGTGAAGGTCTACATGACCGAACTGAAGACGCCGCCCAATGCCGCCTCCACGATCCGCAAGAAGGGCAGTTCGAACCCGCTGATTGACACCGGGGCCATGCGCGCCTCGGTCACTCACAAAGTGTCGATCGGCCCCGTTACGGAGGGCTTGGAATGAGCCTGAATATGGAAGGCCACATTGATGAGGTATTCGTCAGTGTGGCCGCAAGTCGTACGGTTGACGTCGGCGGCCAATGGGCTGAAGGCATATGGACGCCAGGGGCGTCAGATACCAAGCCCTACATCGTCAACATTCAGCCAGCCAGCGACAGAGAGGTCGATTTCATTCGCCAGGGTGGCGAGCGTATTACCGACGTGCGCCGCATCTACATCAACCAGGGTGAGATGCAGTTGATCGACCAGACCGGCACCTGGACATTCCTTGGTCAGCAGTGGAAGGCCGTCAAGTGTGACAACCGGTACTGGCGCAACTACTGCAAAGTCCTCGTCATGCGCATCGACAATCAGTCAGGTGGCCCAGCATGACGAATGAAGAACTGTTCAAGAAGCTGCGACCGATTGTAATGCTTGCCACGGGCGTTCCTGAGTGCCTGCTTGCCGACCAGATCGGCCCCGGCAGCATGACTTCACCAACGGGTGCATACGCAACGATCACGCCACGCCAGTACGTAAGCGAGCGGGGGCAAGCCAATATCGTCTCTCGCGATGTCCCGGGCGACCAGGTTGAAGTCGATGTCCGTGCTCAGATCATGTGTTCGGCGAGCGTCAACTTCTATCGCGGTGAGGCCCTGATGTACGCCGAGCGGTTGAAGCAGGCCAACAAGCGCCCAGACATCAGCATGATGCTGTTCAAGTCGAAGATCGGCTGGAACAGCGCTGACGGCGTGAACAACCTGACCAGTCTGCAATCGGCCAACTTCGAGCAGCGAGCCCAGATCACCATCCGGCTGATGTACGAAACCAGCAGCCTGCCGGTCGTCAACAACATCCTGAGCGCCACCGTGGCATTCGAGAACGAAAAAGCGCAGGTCATCCAGACCTTCACAGTGGAAGTCGATCCCACATAACCCATTGGAGCTAGCACAGTGAGCTATCCAGCTACCAACATCATCCGGATTAATGCCCGGATCAGCCCGGCAGGCCTGGGCAATGCGAACTTTGCCAGCGCCTTGCTGTTCGCCCCGCAAACTGAACTCCCGGTGGGGTTCTCCGCCGACACGTACCGGACGTATTTCAGCCTGCCGGCGCTTTCCGAAGACTTTGCTGACACAACAGAGACTTACAAAGCGGCCCAGCGCTGGCTCAGTGGCACCCCAGCCACTCGCGAGCTGAAAGTCTGGGGTGCCGCGACCGCCGACGCAACGCGCGTCGCGACCTTGAACAAGGCCCGCAACATGCTCTGGTGGTACTGGACCATGTGGACCGCGCCGATTCTGGCCGTCAAGGCGGACGTTCTGGCAATTGCCCAATGGTGCGAAGACAACACCAGCATGTTCATCGACAACCAGACCGGTGCGTCTGTCGTCGAGATCCGCGACCCAAGCGACGTTGATGACATCGCCACCCAGCTGACGACAGCCGGCTTCCGTCACGTCTACACCGCCGCGCATGCCACCGATGCCTATTCCGGCTCGGCGCTGGCCAAGCACTTCGCCGCGGTGAACTACAGTGCCGACCGGTCGACCATCACTGGCGAGTTCAAGAAGTCGCCAGGCGTTCCAGCCGAATCGTTGAGCGGCACGGCCTACACCGCGATGCAGAGCGCCACGAAGAAGGCCACGTTCTACACCGTCGTGGACAACCAAGGATCGATAGACTCTGGCCGGTGGTTGAACACCACCACACACAGCACCTACGGCGAGTTCATCGACGACGTTGTGAACCTCGACGCGTGCGTGAACTACCTGACCACTTCGCTCTACAACGCCGTCGCCAATCAGCCCACCAAGTTGCAACAGACCCCAGTCGGGCAGGCGGTACTGATCGGCGCAGCTCGGGCAACCATGCAGCAGTTCATCAAAAACGGCTACCTTGGCCCGCGCAACTATATCGACCCTGATGACGGGCTGGAGAAGTACACCGCAGGCTTCGAGATCCTGACCAAGCCCGAGGACATCCTCGACCTGTCGGAAGCTGATCGTAACGCCCATAAGTCGGCACCGCTGCGTATCCGCCTTTTCCGCGCGGGCGCCATCCACATTGTTGACGTCGATCTCGACGTTTATTGATAGGTGACCCATGAGCCTGAGTAATTTTTCGACAGACCTTTGCGTCGTCACCATCAATGGCCGTCAGATTCAGGACTGGGGTGATACAGCGACCCCCCTCACGGACGCGCCGATCGATGCTCGGAGCCAGCTACGCCGAGGGCAGGGCGGTAACGCTGTTCGCCTCGACCGTATCAACCCGGGGCGGGAGGTCAATATTTTCCTGAACCCTGGATCGGCAGACGCAGCGTATGTGCAAGGGCTGTTTAACTCGAATGCCAACGTAACGTTTACCTACACCCAAATCGGCACCCTGGAAACAGCCCTGGGTTCTGAAGGAGTAATTGTGAACGACGGCCAGCGCGGTCGGGCCGGCTCAACCATCACGGACGACCAGTTCACGATGCAGTTCAACATCTGGGAAGCGACAAGGGGCTGATAGATGAGCGTAAAAGCATTCACCATCGGCGGCGTGCAGTACAACGCCGCCATGGCAAGCGCCGTCGATCAAGACCGCCTGATGTCCTTACTGGCCGGGGCCGTTCTGGAGCGATTCGCCACGGCGGCGCAGGCCGGCATTGAGGTTGATAGCCATGTGCTTTGCTCGATGTTTATGTCGATGCGCCAGGACGTGAAGGGCCAGGTCGTGCAGATCCTCATGACCCGGGTATTCATCAACGGCACCGAGCGCCCCGTCACCGTCGCCGACTTCGGCGGAAAGATGGTGCAGTACAACCAACTGCTGGCCGAGTTGCTGCGCTGGAATCTTTCCGATTTTTTCGACTGGCTGCCAAGCGGCGAAAAAGGCGCTCGGCAGCCGGGCGCGGAAAGCGCAGCGCAGTAAATTGGTTCCTGATGCGCCCCTGTGTCGGGATCGTTGGCGTGTGCCCGCCGCTGTGCACTTGGGCGCAACTTGAAGACGGAACCCACTCCCTAGCCAGCGTCGAGCGCTTTAATCAAGCCATGGACGAGCTGTGGGATCAATACGAGGCTGCGAAGAATGGCTAGCAAAGTACTGAAGTCATTCCTGATCGGCATCGGCTATGACACTAAGGCCCTGGAGGCGGGCGACAAGAAGATTGGCGCCAGCCTCAACGGGATCAAATCGAATGCCTTGGGTATCTCGGCCGCTCTCGTCGGGGCCTTCGGCGCGGGCGCCAGCGCGATTGTCGGCGTGGCTGACCGTGTAGACAAGCTGGCAATGTCCACGCAGAACCTGCGCACCTCACAGGCAGCCGTGTACAACTACGGTAATGCCCTGAAGCTCATGGGTGGCGATGCGGCGGACGCCGTAGAGACCCTGGCCCACTTCGAAGAGATCCAGAACAACCTTCGCCTCAAGGGAGATGCTGGGCCGATCAACGATCTGGCTATGGCTGGGATCGATGTTAGCTCTCTATACCAGACAAATACTGGCGAGGAGTTCATGCGCGCTTTGTCGGGCATGATTCCAAAGCTGGATGAAGGGCAAAGATCAGTCGTTCAGAGCTCGCTTGGGTTGTCCGATGGTGTTTTTCGATCCCTTGCCGGCGGGATCGAGAACCTCGACGAAACCATGAAGCGCGCCAATGCGCTGACCGGTGACATCGACCAGCTCACTGAGAATAGCCGCAAGCTTCGCGAGAACACAGCGGAACTCGGCCTTGTCATCGAGAGCGTCAAGAACGAATTGGCTGATAAATTTCTGCCAAGCCTGATCGGCGCAACGGAGGGGGTGAACAACTTCCTTAGGGAATACCGGCCGGAAATCAGCAAGGGCATTGATGCTCTGTCTGAGAATCCGCAGGCCACCGCCGGAATAGGTATCGGTGCCGCAACCGTGGTAGCCGGTGCCGGGCTTTCCAAGATCGGTTTGGGCGGTATCGGCGGTGCATTGAAAGGGGCTGGGCAGGTCGGCATGGCAATCAGCCTTGCTGACCTCATGACCCCCTACATTGACCCAATGTTCGACAAGCTATTTGGAGTGGAGAGGGATACCCCAGAGATTTACTCCGGCCAGGTTATACGGTCCCAGGATGACATCGATTACTTGAACCACCGAGACAGGTCGGCCGCTGACAGCCTCCCGCCTGAACCCGCATCAACAGCAGAGGATGATCGCCAGGCCAGCGCCGAAGCTCTCGCCGGCGCCCTGAGTCGCGCGCCGATCAAGGTGGAAAACCAGCTTGGTGTCACTTTGCAGCTTGACGGCCAGGCGCTGGAGACAAAAATCATGCAGGTCAACGAGCGGCAGAACTACGAAACCCTCAGCGACCTGAAGACCACCACGGAGCGATAGCCTTGAGCATCATAAATATCTTCACGCGCCAGGCGCCGACCATTGCCGGCTACTCGTTCGACGCGGTGCTAGAGGATACGTTCGAGGCCACAGTGACCATCACCTCGGTTCCGATCGAGTCCGGGGTGAGGATTTCGGACCACCGGATCCTGAACCCCTACAAATGGGTGATGACCGGGGCCATCAGCAACAACCCGGTCAAGGTCCAGTTGACAGACTTCCTCGGCGGTGCGCTCTCCAACCTGACGGACAACCCGATTGTTTCTACGGTGGCCGGCCTGTCGGCTGGATTCCTGGCCGGTAGCGATGAGACCAGGGCGAGCACCACGCTCGACTTTCTGATCTGGCTCATGACGTCCTATGACCCGTTCGATATCGATGCCGGCGACATCCTGCTCAAGAATATGGCGATCACTCGCCTATCCAGGACAAAAGAGCCGCGCAACGAGGGCGGCCTGGAATTCATCGTCGAGCTGCAAGAGGTTATCAGCCTAGACAGGATTGTCCGTACCACCGAGTGCTCACTACCTCAGCTGCGCGACGGAGATCCATCAAAGAGCGCGCTGGCCCGGGCAATCGAAAAGGGCCAGGCGATCGCCAAGGAGGCGAATGAGGCCGTCTCGAACGCCGTTAATAACATCATTGATGGGGTGGTCTGATGCTTGTAATCCCGATCCTCCCCGGTGCCGCGAATGCCCATCAGCGGTTCGCTGTGCAGCTTGGCGACAACCTGATCGCGTTCGAGCTGGATTTCATTTCATACATGGACGAGCCGGCCTGGTCCATGAACCTACTGCGCGACGGAAGCCGTATCGTATCCGGGGCCATGCTGGAGCCTGGTAGCGACATAATCCAGAGCTATCGAACTGGAATCGGGCAGCTGGTGTTCACCGGTAACGACGTCACGTTGGACAATCTCGGCATCGAAAACTTCCTTGTTTGGATACCTCCACTGGTGGAAATATGAGAGAGCGCGTTTGGTCGATTGATATCAACGGCCAGCCCTATATCAGCCCGCAAATGGGGCGCCGCCAGTTTCGCATCCAGTTCAATATCGATATATCGCCAGGCGATGCAATCTCCTTTGCAGATATCCGCCTGTACAACCTGAACAAGGGATCCCGAATCACTCAGGGCTCTAGCATCGTTCTGCGCGCCGGCTACGACGACAACATGGACGCCATCTTCACCGGGTTCGTTACCAACTCGCTTCGCGAGAGAGAGCCGGGCGCGCCAGAGATTATTTACCGACTGATTTGCCGCTCAGGGCAGCCAGCTACCGACCGGGCATCCGCCCAGCTTTCCTTTGGCATCGGGACCAGGGTCGAGGAGGTCATCCGCGCCTTGGCTGCTGCGTGGCCGCTGCCAATCGATATCGATAATGCACAGTTCGCGGACGCCAAGCCGCTTTCATCTGGTCTGATGGTTGATGGCGACATACCCGCAGCGCTGACTGACCTGGCCTACGCCTACAAGTTCGACTGGATGCAGGACCGCGGGCGCATCATCATCACCAAGCCCAACATGCCGCGCTCCACCATCCCTGTGCAGGTTGACCAGTTCAGCGGAATGATCGGCATCCCTGAGGTGTCTCGCGGCCCTGATGGGCTTGGCGTGTTCGTTGCTGTCCAGCTGAACCCGGCGCTGCGCATCAACGGAAAGATCAACGTAGAGAGCGAATTCGCCACCTTCAATACCGGCAACCTGTTCGTTTCCGAGCTGAGCGGCGACGCCTCTGCCAACGGCGAATACAATATTTTCGCCATGAAGCACTCCGGCGATTCGCACAGCGACCTGTGGCGGACCGAGATCGACGGGCTCCGAGCAGGCACCACGCCCGTTGCCACCGAGACTGCGACCAAGGAGAACGGCAAGCTGATCTGGGGTGCCAGGGTTGACCAGGCATTCCGCGTCAAGGTAAGGGAGATTGCCGGCCAACTGTCAATGGACCCGAATTGGCTTATGGCCGTGATGGGCTTCGAGACTGGTTACACCTTCAGTCCTGCCGCTCGAAATCCTGGGAGCACGGCGACCGGCCTGATTCAGTTCATCGAGTCCACGGCGCGTGGCCTAGGCACATCTACCGCGCAGCTCGCCAGAATGACAGCTGTTCGCCAGCTCGATTTCGTGGAGTCCTACTACAAGCCGTACTCCGGTCGCATACGCAACCTTGGGGACGCCTATCTGGCGGTGCTTTGGCCTATCGCCGTGGGGCGCCCGGACTCCTACGTAATGTGGGAGCGCGACTCAGGGCCATATCAGCGTGAATACGCGGCGAACTCAGGTCTTGACGTGAACCACAACGGCTTCATCACCCGCGGGGAGGCGGTTGCGTCGGTCAATACTTCCTTCTTGCGCGGCCAGCAGTTCGTGCGATGACCAAATAAATCAAGCCCGTCTGCCGCGGGCCATAATCCGAGGTGGACATGCTTGAATCAGAAGGCCGCGCAAAACAGGCAAGGCTGATCCGCGACTCTTTTCGTGAGGTAATGAAAGGCGTTTGCACCTCGCTACCAGGCTATGTGCTCACGTTTGATCCAGACACTCAATTGGCCCAGGTGCAGCCTGGCGTGTCACGGGTGGATATCAATGGTGCGGAGTTCACCATCCCGCCAATCATCGAGGTGCCGGTCTACTTCCCCGGCGGCGATTACTGCGTTGAGTACCAGATCGACCCGCTTTGCGAAGGCGACATTTTGTTTTCCCAGCGCTGCATTGACGGCTGGATACAGAGCGGCGGGGTGGCCGCAAACCCCATTGGTCGCTTTCACAACATGCAGGACGCCATGTTCCTGCCTGGGTTCCGGTCTCGACCGAATGCCCTCCCATCTTTTCAGAACAACGGTGTCCGCATTCGCAACCGGGCTGGCACCCAATTCGTTTGGCTGAAGAACGACAACAGCATCACGATGGATAACGGCCTGGCTAAGTTCGATGTGCGTGCCGACGGCACAACCCTCATGCAGAACGGGGCCGGCAGCTTCCAGCTAATGGCTGACGGATCGTTCCTCATTAACGGACTGAAGATCACGCCGGATGGCGATGTGATTACGGCCACGGGTATTTCTCTGAAAAATCACAGAACGTCCGGTGTTACGCCTGGATCTGGAACAAGTGGAGTGCCAGTTATATGACCGTTCGCAGGCTGGACGAAAACGGCGACATCGTGACACAGGGGCAGCAGTTCATAAGCGGTAAGGAAGAGATAGCGCAAACGGTCCTGACCCGGCTCCGTTTGTTCCTGGGTGAATATTTCCGCGACATCACCGACGGCACGCCGTGGTACGAGCAGATCCTGGGCAAGTTCACCAGCCTATCGGCCGCCGAGGCTGCCCTGCGCGCCCGAATAGCCAACACCCCCGGAGTTATCCGGCTCACCAGCTTCTCCGCCGATTTCGATATCAACACCCGCCGCTACAGCGTGACCGCTGGAATACTCACTGAGTTCGGCACGGACGAGGTAACACTGAATGGCTAGCCTGACCTCCACCGGCTACGTGCTACAGACTCAAAACGAGTGGTTTGCCCAGGAGCGACAGTTCTACGTGGAGATTGATCCACTGTGGAACCTCGACCCATCCACGCCCGACGGCCTGAAGATGGCGCACGACGCCGAAATCTTCTACGTCCTGGATGAGACCCTGCAGCGCGCCTACAACTCGAAGGACCCGAACAAAGCCAAGGGACTGGACCTCGATATCGTATGCGCGCTGACCGGGACGACGCGCTCGCTCGGTTCAAAGTCCAGCGTTTCGCTCGAACTCACTGGCACTCCAAGTACCGTCATTCCTCGTGCAAATCGGTTCGAATCATCCGTTACCGGAAGTCGCTGGGAAACCGATCAGGTTGTTACGATCGATGCCAGTGGCTCGGCAACAGTGAATGCCACTTGTACTGTTTCCGGCCCAACGCCAGCAGATCCCGGCACGATAACCCGCATAGTCGACGTTGTAGCGGGCCTGGCCACTGTCAATAACCCATCGCCAGCGGTAGCGGGCACAGACGAGCAGCGTGACGAGCAGCTTCGAGTGACCCGCGCGGCTGCCGTTGGGCGTCCAGGCAGTAACCAGATTGATTCGATGACCGGCGAGCTGTTCGCTGTCGCGGGAGTGCGTCGAGTAAAGGTCTACGAAAACGACACGAACAGCGCCGCTGTAACCCCAGACAACCCATACGGTTTGCCTGCGCATTCGATCGCCCCAATCATAGATGGCGGAACAGATGAGGATGTGGCGCTGGCCATCTACCTCAAGAAGAACCCGGGGGTTTTACTGTTCCAGGCCGGAGCCCCATTCGAGGTAACCGTCCAATCACCAAGCTTTCCCGACAACTTCAAGGTCATCAAGGCAAGCCGACCAAATTACATTGATGCGATCCTGGTCGTAGAGATCAAGGATGACGGAACACTCCCAGTAGATGCCGATCAGCAGATCAAAGACGCGATTATAGAGTTCGCTGAAGGCGAGCTTATCCCGGCTGACGTCGGGTTCAAGATTACAGGGTTTGGCATTGGCGAGACGGTTCCGTTCAGCACCATGTTCACTCCTATCAATCAGGTGATCGGTAAGTTCGGTAATAGCTACGTGAACAGCCTGCTGCTCAATGGATCGTCCACGAACCTCTCTATCGCCTATAACCAGATGTCTCGATGGTCGGCATCAAACATCACTGTGACGATAGTCTGACCGGGCGGTGACGAATGACTTTCTTCAATCGGGAATACTTCGAGTCCGGCTATATCGAGTCGGGATATGTAGAGGACAGTTCTACCTCTTTAAATCGAATTTATGCGCAATATCGGGACAAGCCAAAGGCGGTTGCCTGGTACGAGATCGCTATCAAGATGGGCGCGAAAATCGATACCGCTGCCGAGGCCGTGCGCAACAGCTACAACATCGACACGGCCACATTCGACGCTCTGGACACCATAGGTCGGATCGTCGTAGCGCCAAGGAGCTACATCGGCACGCTGCCCATGAACCCTGGTCAGTTCGCTCTACTGGACGGTTCTGAGTTCGGTGATGAAGAGGCTGTTTTCAGCGCACTGACCATAGACCAAGACGCCACTCTCTCTGATGAACTTTACCGCCTGGTCATCAAGGCCAAGATTGTCAAGAACAACAGCCACGCAACAATCGACGACATCCTGGCGAGCATGAATTTCCTGCTCCCCAACGCTATCACTCTTCGTATCGCGGACAACGAAGACATGTCGTTCAGCATTGAATTCTATGGCGGCATCACTCCACTTGAGCGGTTCGCGCTTCTCAATGACCTGCTGGTGCCAAAACCACAGGGAGTTCGGTTCAGTGGATTCATGGAGGGAATCGACATGGCTGAATTCGGGAATACCGAAGAGCAGTTTGGTGACAATCACGCCCAATTTGTTGGATTTACCGGAGGATAATAATGTCTCTCAAGCTGAATGAACGATACCCAGGCCGGTTCGATAATCCGTCGGGCCAATACCCGCAAGGGGCATTCAAGAACCGCAGCGCGCCCGATGTTTTTGATGGCTCATACCTGGAAAAGGACTGGGCGAACGACAAGGAAGGCCTGTTTCAATCGCTCCTGGTATCCGCCGGCATCACCCCAAACGGCGATGTAGATGCAGTCGGATCTTCGCAGTATTTCGACGCGCTGCTCCAGCTCATCGCCTCAAATTCCAGAATCTTCCCCGGGCAGATCATCTGGGTTGCAGGCGATACTGCGCCAGAGGGCACCCTGAAGGCCAACTTCGCAGCCGTGAGCCGAACCGTATATGCCCGTCTCTTTAGCGCCATTGGCACCCGCTACGGCGCTGGAAACGGCACCACCACGTTCAACCTCCCAGAGATGCGCGGTGAGTTCCCTCGCGGGTGGGACGACGGGCGAGGCATTGATACAGGGCGAGTGCTAGGCAGCGCCCAAGCAGCATCCGCCCTCAGCTATTACGCAAATGGAAACTCCAGCGCCGCAGTGGCAACGCCTCTCATAAACGGCGATGGATCTCTGACATCAAGCACGGGTGTCGGCGGATTCAGATACGAGACAGCCACCCGGCCCGCACAGGCATCCGAGACTTTTAATTATGTCAGGCCGCGAAACATCGCCCTGATGGCTTGCATTGTTTATTGAGGTCCATATGGAAAACAAAGCCCCCCAAATTTACAATTACCACGGCGTAACACTGGAATATCTGGGAGAGTCAGTGGCTGACGCAGATCCTCTTGATGTGGGCGCGTGGCTTATCCCTGGTAATGCCTGTCTTGATGCGCCGCCGGCCGCGGAACATGGACATGTGGTGCGTAGGGCTGACGCTGGGTGGGAGATTGTCGAGGACAACAGGGGCGCCATATACAGCACCGAAAACGGTTCTGCATCCGTGCTATCCGAACTCGGCCCAATTCCAGATGGCTACACCTCAAAGCAACCCCCGAGCCCGATCCACGCATGGAGCGGAAACACATGGCGACTCAGCAAGGAGCTTGAGAATGCCGCGCTCACGCAAGAGGCGAACGTCACCCGATCAAAGCTGTTGACAGAAGCGTCCGTTCGCATGGGCCCGCTCCAAGACGCAGTTGATATTGGTGAGGCCAGCGACGCCGAGAAGGACATGCTCGTGGCCTGGAAGCGTTATCGGATTTACCTGAACCGGATCGAGCTTCAAGAGGGCTTTCCGAAGACCATCGTGTGGCCACAGAGCCCTGACGAAGAGATCTAAAATGACCATCACCTACCGGGTTAGAAATGGTGCACCGCTTACATGGGCGCAAGTGGACGAGAATTTCCGGACGCTGGACACAGAGAAAGTCTCCGCTCGGCCTGGCTTTGATCTCTCCCAAGAAAACTTCACGCCAACGTACAAGCAAACTCTGGACAATCTGCCAAACAACCTAGAGTTTCGGCTTGAGCAGGCTGAAGACAACGCGGCTCAAGCTGCGATTGATGCAGCGGCAGCCAACCAGAAGGCCAGTATAGTCGTAGCGCCTGATGAGGCTGATAAGGGTCCTGGCGCCATTCCGTATGACCAGTCTTTGGGGTATCCCGGCTGGAGTCTTGGCGCGGCAGTGAAGCTTGCGGCTCAGGGTAGTCAGGTACTTTCAAGTCTGGCGGAAAGTGACGGATCCGCCAAAGTTGGATTCATTCAGTCCGGCCTTGGTGTGGTGGCTCGAAACATCCAAGACCGCATGCGCGAGCGCGTCAGCGTCAAAGACTTTGACGGCGTAATCGGCGACGGCATTCACGATGACACAGTAGGCATCCAGGCGGCAATCAACGATGGCCGGCCCTTGGACTTCGGTGGCACGGAGAATGTGTATCGACTCACGGCTGACCTTACACCCCAGAACGGCGGCCGCTATTATGGGCATGGGGCAACGATCTTCCAGGAATCGATCGGTGAGGAGGCATTCGCTTGCACCTCTCTGACCGATGCTAAGTTCCATGGTCTGACCCTCATCGGCGCAAGCCCTGACCCCTTGGTCACTGACGGGACCAACCGAGCCTTCGAGCTTTTTGCTCCGAAGGATGTGGTCATCGAACAGTGCACGATGAAAAACTGGGGCTCCGCAGGGGTGTTCCTAACTGGAGGTGGCGGTGCGGCGTATGGGCCTACCAACTGCAAAGTGCTCAACAACCTAATCGAGAACTGTAACGACGGCATCTTCACCTATGTCGGCGGGGTGGGCAATCTGATCTCTGGGAACACGATCCGTCGTTCAGGCCGTACAGGCATTTTCATCGACGATGTGTCGTTCTCTTCTGGCGGGACCCCCGTTATTGCCACCATGTTGACGGTAACTGGCAACATCATCGAGAACTATGGAGGCTTTGCAGAGGCAGCGGGTATTACGTCCGGGGCGATGCGGCGCGTCAATATAATCGAAAATATTATTGGCCCAGGCAATGGAGCCGGAATCTCTTTGTTTGCCGGCGGAGCAGAGGCTGACGCTCCTACGACTACCAATTGCGCGCTGGTTGCACTGAATCAGATATACCGGCCAAGCAAGCAAGCCGTGGTTCTGGTTGGGGTTCAATACAGTCAGGTTATCCATAACCTGTGCTGGGAAGCGAACTACGGCGCAACTGGAAACAACAGCGCTATTGAATTGCAAGCGATGACTCGTGCAGGAACCACAGTTGGTTCCGACAAGAACATCATCGAGAGCAATACCATTGTTCGCGTCACGGGCGACGTCGATAACGGAATCCGCTTACAGGCGAACTGCTCGAGCAACCGGGTACGGCTGAACATCATCGAAGGCTCTACATCGAAGGGCGTTCTTGACGAAGGTACTGCCAACAAGATCAGCCAGAACGAAGGATTTAAAACGGAAAACTCCGGAACCGCTAGCATCACCACAGGCAATACATTCGTGGATGTGACTCATGGACTGGATTACACGCCGGCAGTTCAGGACATCACCATAACTCTGAACTCTTCGCTAGGGGCGGCCACATACTGGCTGATATCGGGCGCGCCTTCAGCAACGAACTTCAGGATCGCGCTGAATGCAAACCCTGGTGCGACAGTGAATATGGCCTGGTCCGTCAGAAAAAACTAGAGCGCCTTCTGGCGCCCTCTTTCACCTCGATTGTGTGATCCATGACCCAATCAGGACTTTCGCTTCCTTGACCTCCTCAGCCGTAACCCTTTCCTGGAACTCATCCTTGGACTCAGATCCAGGGTTCTGATTTGGGTCAGAAGTCTCGTAGTTATACCGAGTCTCTACATGAGCAGCCAGAGCCTTTCTACAAGCGGTGATCACGCTGTTGGCAAGATCATTCGGGGCTACGTTGCCCTTCTTCTTATCGAACTCTTGGACCAGGCACTGGGAGTACGCATCGCTTGCGGTGCCTCTCAGGTCATTGGTGTTGCTGGCATGTGCAGTTATTGCCAGGGCAGAAATCAGGATTGCAGATAGGTGCTTCATTTCGTCCGTCCGTAGCTTGAATGAAATTTTGGCGGATGGTAGGGCAACGCGTCGAACACGACAAGAAAATCTCAGCGGTACCCATATTGGATATCAGAGCCCGCCATCAAGCGGGCTTTTTCATTTCTGGAGAAAATCCATGAACGCAACAGATAAGGACCGCGACATCCTGGCCCGCACCCTGTGGGGCGAGGCCCGCGGCGAAGGCTTGGCCGGGCAGATCGCCGTAGCCCACACCATCCGCAACCGTGTGGAGGATGGCAAGGCCAAATCCTGGTGGGGTGAGGGCTACGCCGGCGTGTGCCTGAAGCCCTACCAGTTCAGTTGCTGGAACAAGAACGACCCGAACTATCCCTACCTGAGCGGCGCGAAGCCGATCCCGCCGAAGCAGTTCGCCCAAGCGCAGCGGGCGGCCGACCTGGTGATCTCCGGCGCCGAGCCTGATATCACGAAGGGCGCGACCCACTACTACGCCACGACCATGCCAAAGGCTCCGGCCTGGGCGGCCAAGGCCACGCAGACACTCCGCCTGGGTAACCACATCTTCTTCAAGGACGTGCCATGAATCCCGCCGCGGTCAAGGTGCTGGTGGCGGCCGGCATTGCTCTGCTCCTGGTTATCGCGGGAGCAGGGATTGGCGCATGGCTGGCGGCAGGGCACTACCGGCCACTGCTGGATGCGTCGAACAACGACCTGGCCCAGGCCACGCTTGCACGTGACAACCTGATTACCCTAACCGACGAGCAGGGACGCAAGCTGGGCGAGCTGGTCCAGGCTGGCGAGCTGCGGGAGCGGGCGGCGGCGTTGGCCCTGGAGAAAGCACGGGCAGAGGCCCAGCCTGACTATGCGGCAGCCAATCGCCTCCTGCGGGAGCGAACCGGCGGCAATCAATGTGTGGCGGCCGAGTCCATTATTGATCAGGAGTTGGGCTTATGAAGGCGTTGCTGCTGGTCGTTGTGCTGGTTCTTGCCGGGTGTGCTGGTAGGACGCCTGAGGTGCGAACGGTTCGGGTAGAGATTCCCGTGCAGGTCCCATGCAAAACGGAGGAAGTGGCGGTGCCGGCCTGGGCTGCGGCCGGGCTCAAGAAGTCTGACCCCCTTGAAGTGAAAGCCCGGGCATTGCTGGCGGAGCGCCGGCAGCGGATAGGCTACGAGAAGCAGTTGGTGGCGGCGGTCGGCGCATGCCGCTGACTCACGCAACAGGCTTGATCAGCTCGGGGCCTTGATTGCGCACGTTGCCAACGGCCTTGTCCACCTTGAACCACTCGAAGACCTCGGCCGGCTCGCCCTGCTGCAGGACCATTTGTTCGGCACGCTCCTTTGGAGTGGCCGGGTCCAGCCACTCCCGAGCGAGTTCGGCATTCAGCACAACGGGGCGCCGGTCGTGGATGTCGATCATGCCGCCCTGGCTGTCGGCGGTGATGATGACGAATCCGTCGTGCTCGCCTGGCTCACGGTCACCGGTGGGGAACTGGCCGATAGCCGCGCAGAGGATCGGGGCCTGGTCCCGCCGGCGGATCAGGTACGGCTGCTTTTTCGGCCCACCCTCATCGACCCACTCAAACCAGTTGTTTATAGGCGTGATGGCGCGGTTCGGCCAGATCGACCGGTAGAAGGGGCCGTGGGCGACTTTCTCCACCCTGGCATTGATTGGCGCTGCCCTGTCTTTGGCCCAGGCCGGGCGCCAGCCCCAGCGCACCATGTCGGCATGCAGCGCGTCGCCTTCCTGGTGAAACAGGGCGAGCTGACTCGATGGCGCGCCGTTGTACTTCTCCAGGGGTAGGTCACCGGCAGAGTTGACCAGGGCATTGGGCATGCTCAGCGCCGCCACGAAGTCGTGGATGCCGGTGTACTGGGAGAGTCGTCCGCACATTTGGTGCTCCCTTTCAGACTCTGTTGGGAGTGGGTGGGGCGAGCTTGCCTCCCATGAATTCGTTCAACTGCCTGTAGTACTCAGAAATCAGCTGATCTTTTGAGGCAAGCAGGTAGTTCGAGTTCATTTGTAAGGAGACAAACTCTCGGCCCTTGCTAGATAGATCGGCCTTGACCTGCTTGAGTTCAGCTCGAAGCTTTGTACATTCCTTGGCCTCATTGGCATGCATCTCGACCAAGCCGAAAATATCCTGGCGCGCCTTGCGAAGCTGAGTCGTCAGCTCCTGCACCTCGTTCTCCAGCATCAGGCAAGAGTGTTTGTACATCTCCAGTGGAGTAGGACAGCCCAGCCAGTCGCTGGTGTCTTCGATTTCTAATGGGTCCACGGGTAACGCCTCAGCTTGTACTGTTTGGATGTACAGTAATCGAGGCGCGACAATTCGGGCGAGAGGGAGGCGACGAGCTGTAGTGGTTTGGGTTGTGAGCGGTCGGCAGAACGCCGGAGGAGGGGGAGTACTGTAGGAATATCCAACGCTAAGTTATTGATTCTTATAGGGGGATCTGGCGGTTTTGGGAAGGTCTTAAATCGGGTGTTTTGTTTTTAAAATCAAAAGGTTACAGTGGAGTCTCGGTCACCTTGACATGGTGGGGGTCGTTGGTTCGAGTCCAATCGCGCCTACCAAACAAAATCCGCTCTGCTGGGCGGTCTAGAAGGGCTCACCGAAAGGTGGGCCCTTTTTGCTTTCTGCCATTTGCAAAACTTTTGCAAAACTTTTGCAAAACCCCCACCTCAGAACGCCAATTCGGCGCACACCTCGACGTACTCAATCGTCTTATTCCCATGCCCTTCCTGATAGTGCTTGGTCATCTTCTCGTCTGCATGCCCCATCAAGGCCTGGATGTATTCCATTGGGAAATTTTGCTGCTCATAGAGCCAGGCACCCAAAGCGCGAATCTCGTGGAAAGTGGGGCGCTCTCCGGCCGGGACATGATCGTAGGCGTGGGCTGCGTCCCGAGCCTTGCTGAACTCCTTGGTCAAATAATCCGGCGTCACTGACGTCCAATGGTCTTTGGCGTCGATTTGCTCCCTTCGCCTGGCCTTAGGCTTGTAGTGAATCAGGTACGGCGACGCGATCGGCGAGCGGAGGCACTCACCAACCACCTCGCGCAACGCGGCTCCCATGGTGATTTTCAGGTGCACCGGGTTGTCGTATCCCTGGGTTTTTCCCGGCGAGACGGTCAGCGTATTTTGATCCATGTCGGCTGCCGACTTCAGCCAGGTCACGATGTCTTCCCTTCGCTGAAGGCTGGTCAGGGCAAGGCGTATTGCTCGCTTCAGCCAGGGCGGCGTGGTGACGGCATCGATAATGAGCTTCAATCCCTCAACCGTGTGTCGCTGGCGCTTCTTCTCCGCCTCCTTCTTCACCAGGGTCAACTCGGCGTTGTTTCGTTCAGCCAGGCCTTTGGCCACGGCGAAGGCGAAAATCTGCACCCATAGCCCGCGGTGCTTGGTGTAGGCGTTGTTGCTGAACTGGTCCAAGTACTCCGCCATGGCGAGCACGTCCATTTGCCCGATCAGGCGGTCGCCAAGATCCTGTCGATACCGCTCAAGCTTGAATTTGATTTCTTCCAGGGTGCGTGCCGCGTAGCCTTTGTCCACGACCCATTCATCGTGGAAGCGCTGAAGAAGGTTGCTGACCGTGGGCAGGCGATCGCCTGTTAGCAGCGTGAGTAGGGCGCCATCGTCGACGACCAGCGCGGCCAGTTTGAGATTGGCGGCCCGCGCCAGCTTGATTGCCTCCTCCAAGGGGCGGTTGATGCTGGTCATCAAGCCCGTAACCGGGTTGCGGTACCGCCAATATTTTCCGTTGGGGTAGAGGTTGGGCGGCAGCTTTCTGTTCTTGAGCGTGCGCGGTCGAGCAGCCATCAGCCTAACTCCATCATTTGAGCCAGGAGCGGGTCATTCGAACCCATGACGGCCGCCTGCAGGTCCACAAAGTACATCCCGCCTTTTACTTCACCGATTACTTCGCCTTCCTCAATCCATTTCTTCAGCTGCTGGACGCTGGGCTTGCCGCCGGCATACCGCAGCTTTCGATACTCGCTCACCTCCATGAGGCGCGGGAGCTTTACAGTAATCTGGGCAATGACTTTTGCCATGATGATGCTCCGAGCCGCGCATGGCGGCATTGATGTTGCGCCACTGTTACGGGCGGGACTTCTGAATGATGTAAATGACGATGCAGCCGGTGGCAGCGAGCCACACCAGCGAGCCGAAGCCTGCGGTTATCAGGGTTGCGTCCGTTCCGTGCTCGAGCATTCCCGGGACGGCGTAGGCGAACCAGAGGAGGCTGACCAGCATGTACAGCAGCGCGCCGATCAGGACTTCGAACAGTTTTTTTGCAGACATGGGTGTACTCCATGCCGCGCGTGGCGGCAGAAGGTGGTTATTCGGGTTTGGCGGGGAACCACTCGTTGTCGTATTCGAACTGGGTCACCAGCTCAGGCGTGAGGCTCGGCAACTGGCGCTCGAAGACCAGGTAACCAAAGGGTTTTTCGATCCAATCCGGAGCAAGCTTCATGAACTCGCCCTTGTAGATTCGCAGCAAGTGGTCCGCTGCCTTTTCGAATTCCTCCTCGCGATAATTGCCATCGCAGGTAATGCCATTGCTGACGCGCCAGACGGTGCGCTTTGGCTGGGCCTGGGCGGTCTTGATCTTCTGGTCCATCTGGTCGCGGGCATAAACGAGTTGATCCAGGGTCAGCGTGGCGACCCAATCGTCGGTACTGACGTGCTGTTCATGGCCGAGGTAGCACTTGATTGCGGGCATACGAATACCTCGCCCGCCGTTCACCGGCAGGCTGTAGGGGGATTGGGTTTAGGTTTTTTTGGTGGAATTGCGCTTTCTGGCTGCAATTACCAATGACTTCGATGTCTTGGCCACGCCGCCGACAACGTCTTCAGGAAGGATGGCGGTCATGCAGTGAGGGCAGAGGGGTGCCATCTTCGTACTACGCCAAGCGTCGTCCATCACCTTCGCGGCTCGGCTTCGGATCTGAAATGATTCAGCTTCTGCCAGCTCGCGGCGCCGAGTATTCAACTTGCTCATGCCGGCGCTGAAAACCTCCACTATTCCAACGAAGGCATCAAAAGCTTCAACTTCGGCTTCGCAGTCTTGACACCAGACGCGCCGCTCCCCTTGGTCATAAACCAACTGTTTGTGTCGACAGGAGGATGCAGGGCGCCGCGTTAATCCTCTGGCTACGCGTAGGTCTTCGATCTGAACGACCTTCACGCCGTAGATGTAATCCTGCGGTTCGATGGGGGCATCACTCATGGCCTGGGCCCTCGATACACCAGCAAGGCCATGTAGAGCAGGGGGAGGATCATGGCGTCACCTGTTCGCATCCGCACCGCGCCGGGTGGGCTTGGGGTTGTTGGCAGGCCTGCACATTCGCCTGACGGTTGATTGCCGACAACGCAGCGTCCAGCCGGGTTACTGCTTTGTGCCTGGTCAGGCATGTGACGCTGACGATGGTGATGCTCGAACCGCCGCGAGCAGTCCATGACCCGTCCGGGTTTCGCTGAACTTCAATTACATGACTCATGACATCACCAATGCAGCAGAGAGGATGAGAAGGCCCCACAGGATTGCGCTGAGGGCCATGGCTTTGGGGATCATGGGGTTACCTCGGCGTTGTTAGTGCGGACTATGTAGCCGTCTGGTGCAGAGTTATCTTTGACGAGCGCTTCGACCGGGCCTATCTGCCGAAGAACCTCAGCTATGCCTTGCGGGTTCGCTGCTTGTGCCCAGGACAGGCAGTTGAGCCAAATGTCTTCGCCGGTGCCAGACGATCCGTTATTCGAGTAGTGGCTGCAGCTTTCAGCCTCATCCTTGGCGCGCTTCAAATACTCCAGAGTGTTGCAGCAGGGGCATGGGTTATCAGTCTCGTCTGGGTCCCATCCGTCGTAGTCGGCATCCCAGAGGTAACCGTCACCACGACACTCCCAGGTCCCTCGTTGAAATTGGCACGCCAAAGCAGGCGGACCTTCTCGACCCAAGTTCTTTTTCATCGGGCAATACCTGTCCTTGCCGCTATAGCGGCTGACTTTGAAGGGGGAGGGGTTACTGCTGTTTCGTTATGTGAGCGTGAGCACGTGCGGCATTCATTTCAGCATCGGTTGCCTTGCGCCCCGATACCCATTTCCCATCAGGATGGCGCTTGAATGTCCACCCGAAGTGCCTATTTTCAGGATCGATCATGACGGCGTACTCTCCACCAATCGTTTCGATCATGCCCTTGATGGGGGCTGGCGCGGATTGGTGGGCGACCGGCTCGTAACAGCAATCCTCGCATATCATTTTTCCGCATGCCGTTTCCGCCCCGCACCGGCCGCATTTGGTTTCCGGTGGAGCGGTCCTCAACAGCAGGGACTTCGTTTCCGAGACAAGTTGCTCAGCACGGCCTGTGGGATTCTGAATTACCCAGCTCCGCAGCAACTCCCGCGCCTTGGTCAGCTCGGCTTGCAGGGCGTCACGTTCCATCTGCCATTTAGCCCGGTCCTGGTCGTAGTTGTAATCTGATTGAGCGACCATCAAGTCTAGGCGCTTGTTCTCAGCCTGGAGCCGGGTGACTTGGGTGCGCAGTTCAATGCCGTTTTCCAAAAACCATACGGCGGCTTCCATGTTGTTATCGCAGAAATCGCCATCCCCTTCGAGGTAGCCGTCTGGCTGATCGTCGTCGTAGAGACGGCGTTCGTTGAAAGTCAGTGTGCTGAACTGAGCCAGCACTTCCACCTCCACGCCAGCAGGCGGCACAGGCTCAGCCAGGGCTGTACCAGTCATGCGCCGTTCGATGGCCGCCCACGTCGGTTCATACTCCGGCCAATCGCTTTCGATGACTAGGCATTCTCGGTGAGGGAGGTGAGTTCGCAGCCAGCTCAGTGGTTCGATCAGCGCATTTCGGTAAATTGCCGGCACTTTTTCCAAGTCTTTGCGCTTAAGCACGATGTAGCGGTTCTCGCGCTTGAATTCCCGCGACAGGGTTACGGTTTTATTCTTCATGGCTTCACCCGATCAGATAGAAAGTCAGCCCCCGCTTGAGTGATCACCCATTTCTCGCTCCGGTAAATGGAGCCGGGGATCTCTGACCACTCGATATCCGCCAAGCCACGCCGCTTCAGGGCGTTCATGGTTGGGTTGGTGCAAGAGCCGTAGTAGCCGTCAGGCTTCCGCCCCAGGTTTCGGAGGGTGTCGAGCTGCCTGTAGGAGAGGGTTTCACTCTTCATGGCTTGCTGCCTCGGCGGTGGGGTTGAGGGCGGCCAAGTCACGAATGCAGTCTTCATGATGTTCGGTATTTCCAACGGCTGCATGCGCCTGGATTGTCAGAGATCGGGCGATTTCCAATAGATCCTCAACCCGCCGCTCTGCCGCCTGGCACGCCTGCTGCTCTGCATGGCGCCGCTGTTCCAGGTCGTGGTTCGCTTCGTCGCGCTGGTTGAGCAGTTCTTGCAGGGCGTTGATCTTCACCTGCTGCGTGTTCCAGGCCAGGGCGGCGTTATCGCATTCTTCCGGGTCGACCTGATCGCAGTGCGGGCAGCGCGCGTCGTCATAGTCACCGGTGTCAGCTATTTGCCCGCCGCCAAGGCAATGGAAGCTGGGGTATACCTCGCCACATCCCTGGCACTCGACTACGAACGGGCCGCCGGTGTTGTCGTGGGTGACCAAGCCCAATGCCTTGCGCTTCGGGATGCTGTTGCAGTGTGCTTCACTCATCACAACCTCCGGCCTTTATAGGCAGCGGGCATAAACAGATATTGGCCTCGGTCATCTTTAATAACCGTCCACTCAGCATTGGTCAGGCGGGCCATAAGCTCGCTGAATCGGTATTGGCGGATCATGGGGAGTCCTCGCCGGTTGGCGTGATTCGAGTTTGTGGGCTATTGGTTGATGGCCCGGCATGGGGCCGGGTCAGGCGGCTGGCGCGGCGTCGTGGAAAACGTCCATCTGTGCTGCACCGTCGAGCCAGGCAGCGGCGATGCGCCGTTCTGCCATGGCGGCGTATTCGGGATTCAGCTCACACAGGATCGACTTGCGCCCCTCCTGCATGGCGACCACCGCAGTGGTACCAGCACCACCGAACGGGTCCAGCACGATGCCACCGCGCGGAGCCCCGGCCAGGATGCAGGGACGAATCAGCTCGGGCGGGAAGGTAGCGAAGTGGGCACCTTTGAATCCTTGCGTCGGTACGGTCCATACGCTGCGCTTGTTCCGCGTATCCAATGGATATGCGCTCTCTTCACGATCGGGGCGGTGAGTGCCGGCCGTTTGCCCGGGTATCGCCTGCTCCCGCTTTGAATCCTCCCGCTTGAAGCTGTCTCGCTTGCTTCGCACCGCTTTCATTGGGCCATTTGCCTTTCCAGGCACGCGATCGCTACCCAGCTGATGCTCGAGATCCTGAGCCAGTCGCGTGATCGAGCTAAGGGCCACCGGCTCCCTGATCGCATCCTGGTCGTAGTAATAGCGAGGAGACTTGCTCAACAGGAACAGGTATTCATGTGACTTGGTGCAGCGGTCCCTGGTCGACTCGGGCATTGGGTTCGGCTTGTGCCAGATAATGTCCTGACGCAGATACCAGCCATCGTCCTGGAGAGCGAAGGCCAGACGCCACGGGATGCCCATCAGATCCTTCTGTTTAAGGCCAGTCGGCGGAGACCGCCGCTTACCGCGTAACACAGCCCCCCGCGTGGACTGGGAAACCATGTCGTGCTTGCCTGCCGATCCGCCTGGAGCATACCCGCCGGCGATAGAGGCGTATGTGTCGCCCATGTTGACCCAGGCCGTACCGTCATCGCGCAGCACCCGGCGGACCTCCCGGAAAACCATCACCAGCGAGCTACAAATTCGACCGGCGTCTCCTCCAGGCCGATCTGTTCGGCCATGCCGTAATCCCGCAACCCGAAGTAGGGCGGGCTGGTGACACAGCACTGCACTGACTGGTCGGGCAAGGCCCGCATCATATCGATGCAGTCGCCGACCAGTATTTGGTGGGAAGGGGTCATGTTTGATTTCCAGTCAGGCGCCGCCCTCCGTGACCGGATGCGCAGCATGGGGTAGGGGTTATTCGTCGTGACAGATGCGCAAGGCTTCGCGCTGGTAGGCCAGCTCAAGTTTTGCGCGACACGTTTCGGATATGCGTATTTCGTGTCGCGGGATTGACAGCAGGGGTAGGGCGCCACCCGGTCCCAGGCCATGCAGGTGATGAATCATCAGCGTGATTGCCTCGCCCTGTTCCTCGATTCCGGCCCAGGCCATCAGCTCAGCCAATGCCTGGCGGGTGCCGGCCATGGCGTGAAACCTGATCTCCTCTTCGCCGCGGCTCTTTCGCTTCGCCGCGGCTCTTTCGCTTCGCCGCGGTCTTCGCTGAGCGTTCTTTCTGAGCTGCAGCCATGCGTCACCCCTGCTTTTTCTTGTCGAAACAGGCCGGCTCTGGCCCTTTCCTGGCCTTTGGATAGTCGATGCCGAACTTGTCCAACAAGTGGTTGAAGGTCTTGAAGGTGACGCCGAGCTGGCTCATGGCCTGGTAGCGGGAAAGCCCGATTTCCTTGAAGGCCCTGATGCGCTCGGCTCGGTTGATGTCGTCTGCCTCAGAAGGGCGGCGTGGGCGACGGTTGTTGATGGCCGGCTGAAACGTGAACCCATTCTCCGCGGCGATCTTCTGCAAGCTCCGCCGGGACATACCCAGGCGCAATATGGCCTGGGCATAGGTCATGGTCTCGGCCATGGTGCGGACGCGCTGGATCAGTTCTATGCGATCCTTCGCCCGCTGCTCGGCGCGCTCTTCACGCTCGATATCCCGCTGCGCCATCTTGTCGAGCCATACCGGGGTTTCTTGTTTGGCCTTGGCCTTCGGCTTCACCTTCCTGGGTGGCGGCTCATGCCTTGGGGGTGGTGGCTCGAAGCTCGGGCTTGGAAGGACCGCAATAGTCCCTCCCTTGCTCAAGAAAGCCTCCTGGAGCAGGGCCAGTTCGTGGCGCCGAGGGTCGAGCATTTGAATCATGCTGAGTTCGGTACTGATCATGGTGACCTCACTTGATGCTGATCGAGCTTTTGCCGATCTCGATATGCGCCCCCGGCACTTCCTGACCGTCCTTGATTGCCTTGGAAATGGCGGCCTTGTCTGGCGCGCTGGTCACCTTGACGTTGACGAACTCATCAGGGATCGCTTTTTCGTCATCGATCACCACGATTGGCTTTCCCTTCCCGCAGGTGATGGTGAACAGCGGATGGGTGATTTTGGTGATGCCCGCTGCATCCATGTTCGTGCGCAGGTATTCCTTCAGGCTTTCCTTGCGGTTCGTGATGATCCGCTTGCGCTCAGTCAGCCGGTCGATCTGCGACTGGATCGCTTCTAGGTCGCCGTCGATGTTCAGCGTGATCATTGCAATCGCCTTGCCCTTCTCCTGGAACTCGCCCTCGATGGCTTCCATGGTGTCGCGCAGGGCGACAGCCAAGTCCTCGTCGGCGGTCTCGGCCAGGGCGGAAAGCTCCTTGAACTGCTCGGTGATGGTATAGAGGGCGGTCATGCTGCATTCTCCTTGCCCGGCTCAAGAACCGCTTTGCGCTCTTCAAAAGCACGGGTGATCCGGGCGATAAACTGCGGTTCGTTGCGTCGGGTCGCCTCGCGGATGTATTTGACGTTCAGCATCTTCAGCTCGTGGCCGGTCACGGCCTTGCCGATCGTTTCGACCGCCGAGTTGAGCCAATCAAGGCGTTCCTGTTTCTGGCGCAGGATCTCGGCGTCCTTGTCCACTGCTTGCTCAATGGCCTGTTCTTCCTTGAGCTGATCAACGTAGGTCTGATCGTCGAACAGGCCCAGGAACACGTCAGCGCTGAAGCCGAGCATCGACAGGGCCTTCTTGATGGCGTCGGTGAGGGACTTCTTCGGCGCCTCGCCATCGGTGGTCATGCCGTAGCTGGTCTTGTACTGGTAGCGGGTGCAGCCGTACTGCTCGATCTCGCCGCGCTGGCCGTCCTGGGTGAACCAGAGGGCAATCTTGAGCGTATGACCGATTTCCCGGCCGATGCAGGAGCGCTTATCGCCCTCGCCAATGTAGATTTCGTGGCCCTCATCGAAGCGTTCCTCGATGATCTTCCAGCCCCAGCCGATGCCGACCGGGCCGAACAGCTCGGTAGCCTTCATCACCATCGCGGTCCCGCTGAGGCTGGTGATGTCTTGGCCGTTGACCTTGGCTTTTTTGGTGAACCGGGTGTCGGTCTTTTCGACCTGATCCCAAATCTGCATGTTTTTATCGGACATGACTGTTCTCCGCGCCACCGGAGAGGGGCGCTGTGAAGTTGTGGTGGTAGGTGTTAAAGCGGCTCGCCGGTCAGTTGCTCGCCCATCGAAACCAGCGCATCGAAAAGGAAGTTCTGCATGGCGTACGATTCATCGCGCAGCTTGTGGCGCAGATGAATGAACTCTTCAATGAGCGTGCCGCAGAGCATCTTCGTCCCCATCATGAGCGTGCGTTTGCTGATGAAGATTCGCTCGTTGTGAGCGCGCCCCAGCACCTCTTCCCCCAGAAACTCGGTAACGATGATGGGGTACTCGTCGACGCTGTAGCCGATGCGGCGGCAAAAGCTGATCGCTTTATCCATGCGCATCTGATCAACGCTGTTCAGCGGCATGTGTTCAACTTCGGCCAGGGAGTCGAGGAGGTTGCCGCGACATGCTGTTACTGCCGAATGGTTCAGATTTTTGGTGAATGTCTTCGCGAGAACTCGCACGACGGTCGAAAACTCTTCGCTTGGCGACGTGTTGGAGAAGTCGATCGATCGCTCATAGAGCCCATCGCCAGCTGTAACCACCTTGGATATCGCGTGCTTGTCTGTGAGTCGGCTCAGTCCTTGCCGGATGTAATGGTCGGCATAGAACGAATGTTTGATCGTCCGATCCTCAGTCAGATCGAGTGAAGACTTGATGTTGTATGTGTACAAGGATGGGTTGGAAAGCTTCAGAGCCCGGATGCCTTTGTAGAAAACAAATTCCGATGCTCCGGCGTGCACGTCCATCCCTTCCAGGGTATGCAGGGGCTCTGAACCGAGGATGATCTCGCTACGGTTGACCCAGGCGTCGTGGAACTCTTTGCTTTTTACGATGATCAGAGTCTCATCTTCAGCAGGCTCCGGCTCCTTGTCCGTCACAAAGCATTCGCCTTGTTCGTCCAGGGTGTTGCAATACAGCTCACGAAAGGCCTGCCAGGTTTCCCAGGTCTTGCCGACCTCAGTGGTGAAGCCAAGGGCCTGGCCGTTCATTGTCACGAAGGTGAACTCGTCGACTCGGATCTTTTCCTGACGGGTGCCGAACTCCATCTTGTCCATGCCGGCATAAATGGTGATCGAGCCGCCATGGCGCAGGATGATGGAGATCGCGTACTTCAAGCCGGTGCCGAAGAACCCGATTGCGCCTTCGCCTTCTTTGGAGGAGACGCCGAAGGTAGTGATGCTTTTCGGGTCGATAACACCCTTGTTGCGAAAGGCTACGATTTTTTTAGACATGACTGTCTCCCGCGCCATCCTTGCGGGGCGCCTTGAAATTGGTTTATTGAGTGATGTGGCCGGCGTAGGCGCTGGCGAGCATCCAGGCGGTGCACAACAGAAGGACGATTGCTGATCCGCGCCAGACGTATAGCCTGCGCAGGCGCTGCCGGGTCATCGCAGCACCTGCGATAGCTGAGGTACATGGCAAGCGGCAGGACGCTCCTTGACCACGGTGTAGGCCAGCATGGTCATGAGAAGGGCGGCGGTGAGGATCCAGGAAAGGGCTTTCATGGCTTCACCTGCTTGCGGTAGCCGTCAGCGTGCAAGTCTTCCGCTATACCGCGCAAGCCGCGCTCGCTATCGCGATTCACCATCCATTTGAAGATGGTTTCGATCTCTTCCGCCGCGATCTGCTCGGGCGTGCGGATGGGACGGAACTCGCAATTATCAATCCGTTGAACCACGGGCCAGCAGCTTGGCGCCTGCATACACACAAATAGATGGTCTTCTGTGTAGGCAACGACCCTGCTTGCGGTGTACACCCAACCATTTGGACCGTCGCTGTTTGGTCCGTGCCATTCGCACACCGTCCCAACAGGCGGCAGGCCTTCACCGGTCCAGGGCGCCGGGCGCAGAGTTTCGTAACGGAACTGATATCGGCGCGGATTATGGAACGCGCTCACAGCTCCGCCGCCATAAGGGAAGGGCTTGGTCTGATCCAGCCGCTGATACTGCTCTTCGCCAACCCACACCTCACTGATTTCGCCGCCAAATGCATGAAGCGCGTGCGCTATCGCCCAGTCCGGCGCCTTGCTCCAATCAATGCTCATGACGAACCCTCACAGCGATGCGTCCGCCCTTGATGGCAGCGGCCAGCTTTGGCGGAAGGGAGGCAACGGGCAGTTCCCGTGGCAGGCCGGCGCCAAGGAACGCCAAGGTCCGCTCAATCTCGGCGATCTGCTCGTCAATCAGCGACTTCACAACTGGTGTGGACATGACGACTCCTTGCGCCTGGCAACGATCTTGTTGAGGCGCCTACAGTAGTGGTTGAATTCTTCGATGGTGATGCGCTCGTCGGCCATCATTTCGCTGATTGTTTTCTGGATCATCAGCGACCAACTGACCGGCGTTGCTGGGTCCTCTAGGGTTTCCAGCTCTTCGCCGATGAGGACGTGCGGGGACATGGTCACAATGCGTCGTCCTCTGTCTGAGCGATCAGCGCTTCATCGACCAGGGGCCGGAGTAGGCCCTCAGCAATCTCGCCGAGCGCGCCCAATGGGTGATCGCTGGGGCCCAGCAGTTCGGCGATGGCGTTCTTGTCTGGCCGGCCCAGGTCCAGCAGCAGCCAACCCAGGGCTGCGGTGTGAACCTTGCAGTCCGCCAGTCGGCCATTCACATGCTCATCAACGGCCAGGGCCAGCTCACCAACGGTCACGCCTTGGGGTTGGTGCATACGGCGCTGGAACTTCACGTCCACGCCCCGGAGCAGGTCTTCAACCGCGTTGTACAGCCACTCAGCCCGCGCCAGTTCCTGAGGCGTCTCGCTCACCGGTGGAGGCAACTTCGCGTCGTGCATGGCCTGACAGATATTCAGTGCTGCGTTCATGGTTGCCTCCAGGGTGGCGGGTTACTCGGTGGGCGGGGCGGGGAGTGGCTGCCAGTGCGTAGGCGTGATGTCGCAGCGGTCACCGTCGATGTAGCGCCAAGGCCGATGCTCGTTGCCGCACGTCATGGCGAAGAAGGGGCCGTCGTTTGTTTTCCTGCCCAGGCGGTACGCCAAGACTTTCTGCTTGATCGGCGGCATCCTGTCGCTGCACTTGATCCATTCGGTCACGGGATCCTCCGTTATTTATGATTGTTCGATTGGCAGCTCGGGAAGCGGCGCCCAATGTGATATGCAAGAAAAACTTTTGTGCACCCACACGGTATTAGCCACCTGGATAAGCGAACCGCACTCGATGGAGTCATGTTTGTGGAGAACCAGAACTGAATTCACGCTACCGTCAACAGCCCAAACGATTTCAGGCAAGCGATCTGAGCACTTGATCCAATCGCTCATGGCGACCTCCAGTGTTTGGGGTTAGGCGGAACGGGCGGCGAGCATGGCGTCGGCTATTTCGTACGCGGTCTTGGCGCTGTCGAGATTGTCGAATGCTTCATCCCAGGGCGCGCTGGTGACAAAGCCCTGCATTACCTTGGCCGCGAAGTAGTCGCGCAGGCTCATGCCAGACAAATCCCGCTTCGTTTCGGCGACCGTCGCCGGCTGAAAAACCATGTGGTCGTAGTCCGCGACAGGGAAGGCCGGGCCTCCGTCTTGAATGCTCATGACTCTCTCCATTCGTTGATTGATCCAACAAAACTCGCAATGCACTCAGCCGCTCCGCTGTTTGCCGTTGGGCGCGAAGGGGAGTGCATTCGGGTGGTGTCGGGATAAGAAAAGGCCCAACTCGACAGGAGGGCCTTTCCGATGCAGTGGTTTGAGTTTTGGGCGGGACCGTCAGCGCCAGAACGCCTGGACCCCGCTGGTACATCGCCAGCGCTCGCTGTGGGCGCGCAGTGGATCGCCTGACACGCTGGCTAGCCCGAGAGGTTCTGGCCTCTCAAAGCTCAACGTGGCACCGATCAAGAAGATTTGGAGCATGTGATTCTCCAGTTGGTTGGTTGCCGGTTACGTCTCCGGCGCCGAGTTCCACGGCCGCCTCCATTTCCTCCCGACTTAAGCGCGCAATCGGTCGGGCGATTTGGTGCACCTCCCGGCCGCGAACTCGCAACCCTGTGGAGATTGATGCGGACCCGCATCGGGGTATGATCTGGCAGGTGCCAATCTCTGCATCAGCCCTGTTCATTGCTCGGGCTTCGCTGCATGGAAGCTTGCTGCTTGGCGGCAGGATTCAGATCACACTCCGATACGGCCTGGGCATGCCTTCCGGCGCCAGGGGATCGGGCAGTTTGCGTCAGTGCTGACGTGGCGCTGGTTGTTCAGTTGAGATGCATGGCGAGCATTGCTCGATCCATGATCGCCAGCTCAGTAGTGCCGTTCATGATGCGGCGCAGCTCGGCCTCGCCTCCTGCAATGCCGGAGATTGCTGCCACCACGCTGAGGCGGCCCTTGCTGTCGGCGTTGCGCAAGGCCTGTCTGATGCGTTCGTCCTGCTTGCTGTCTGTCAGGTTCATCGTCTTGCTCCGTTGTTGCTGGCTTTCAAATACCTCCCGGGGTGTGAGAGGCATTTGTAAAGCCAGATGGCCGACCTGAAACAGCAGGGAGCCATCTGTGCCCAGGCCCGCTACTGGCGACAGCCTGGGTTTGTTGCGTCAGCGGTGCTGGCCAGTTACCCGCCGCTGATTGCAGGGCTGGCCGGTCGTCTTCGTGGGTGGGCGGCGAGCTTCCTCCTCACAGCGTCAAACAGCATCTGTTCGCCGTGGATCACAGGTCCCTACAACATGCACGCTACAGCTCTGAATGCCCTGATTGAGTGGGGCAGGGTGCATGAGGTCCGGCGGTCCCAGCCGAGGCTATCGGGATCGCTAATTTTTGAATTCGGTGTTTCATCTCCACCACGCGCATCGCCGGAGTCCTCTCGCTGCCCGCTGTCGCATCTGGCGTCACATCGGGTGGCTTGCGTGGTTTCGCGTACTCACATGTGGGAGCACGGCCAGTTCCAGAGCTGGCATGGCATCGACTATTTGTTGCTCGCACTTACCGGATGAAAACCGGGGTAGTCGATGGCGAGGATCCTGAGCTGTTAAAGAGCGGCGGGTCTGTTGAGGCCCTGGCGAGTCGCTGTGGCGTCTCGATGGGGATAATATCTCCTATGGAAATATTTGTGTCAACTCCAATGGAGATAATTTTTATCGAGGTCACGAAAAAGCCCGCGCTTGGCGGGCTCGGGTGGAAGGGAGGCCTGTTACAATCGGCTCATTCAGCGACTGGAGTGGGCTATGAATAGGATTGTCGTGGCAGGCTTGTTTTCAATTATTGGCGTGCCGTGCTTAGCTTTCGGATACACACAGCAGGACGCCAACGAGGACGCCGTTTTCATATGGTCGTCCGGCTGCACAGATTTCAAGGCAGGGATGAATGCAGGCGATTTTCGCGAATGGTTGAGAGTAGGGGACGCAGCAAAGACCTTCTTAGGGATCAAGAGCATCGCCGTCAATAAATTGTACATGGACGGGTGGGAGGTGGCGCGGGGGCTTGGTGGTGTCATCGACTGCCAGGAAATGGCTAAGCGACGCGCTACCGACTATGTGTCAGGCGTAGATATCCGGAGATTGGAGTAGGCCAGATACAAGAAGCCCGGCGCTGGGCCGGGCTTTGTCACCTCTGCGGTTGAGGCTCGCTATGTTCGAGCTTAATTCTCATCTCAGTGACTGACTTTGATATCTCTTTCGTATCGTCTGCAATGCCTCGCACATCTTCGCGGACGTATGAGTTAAATCTAGCGTTCTCTTCCTTCTGTGCGGATAGGCCCCATTGAAGGGTGCCGAGAAAGATAGAGAGCACTGCTATGGCAGTTCCAATTGCCCACCACTTTGCATTAGATAGTGCACGCACGGTCTGCTGATTGGAGGACTTTAGATCGGAAATGGCTGTGGCGATATCGCCAACCTTCCGATCAAGGCGCTCTTCAATCAGCTGAAGTTTTGTGTCGATCTCTTCGCGTGTGATATTGGTCATGGGGTCAGTATCGCCCGCCAATAGCTTTTTGTCATGCGCCGCTACGGCAATCTTCTGCTCCAGCTCGGCTATTGTTTCTTCCTGTTTGGCGTACTGCCGCTGAAGCAGGGTAGAGGACACATTCGTTTCGGGAGCAGGATCATCGGCCTTAGCTTCCACTGTTGGTCACCTGTATCTTCGAAAGCTCATCCAGAATATCCATCTGCTTTTTTAAGCCTTTGAACTCGTCGAGCATTCTTGATCTGAATGCCGATGGAAGGTCAGGCTCCTCCGCCATTGAGGACACTAGATTCATGATCGTTTCGGTGTTCGCAATGCTTAGGGCGTGCAGCCTGGACACTAAAAGCTTCAGCTTTAGCACGTCCTGGGATTGGTCCGTGCGCTTATCATCATCCATTCCGTTCTCCAAATGAGTTACAGCATCCCGCCGCGCCACACGACGCGACCGATGATGCGAACCTCGTTTATCTCGCCATCACGCAGAATCTCATCGCCATAGCGCGCCTTGTCGGGGTTGTCGCTTCGGATGATCCAGCCGTCGATGTCTGACTTCACCAGGCGCTTCACGATCGTGCCCTTATTGGCGCTCTGCATTGCGAAGATCTGGCCGTCTTTTGGCTCGATCTTCGACTCATCAACCAACAGCACGTCACCGTCATTGATGGACGGCTCCATGCTGTTTCCGTTGGCATAAATGACGTCCAGGTGCCGCTGGTTGAGGTTGTTGGCTCGCAGCCAGGATGACTTGAACGCCATGACCCCGCGAATCTCGACGTGAGGGTTGTCGTCGCCATCTCCGGTTGATCCGCGCGCGGTGAGCTGCAATACACCTGTGTAGCCTGGCTCGTTCTGGAGGTCAAAGCTTCGCGGCGGGATGCGCTCATCGATCTGCGCAGTTGCCGAATTCGACTTTAGCCCAGCCGCTGAGGCCATCCGCTCAATGTCAGACTCAATCCGCTTACTGAAAGTCCCGATCGGAATTCCAAGCATCCCTGCCATTGAAACAGCAAGTTTCTGAGTCAGCGGCCTATGGCCGTTGAGGTGGCTACCCAGCGTCCCCTGGCTCATTCCGACAGCGTGCGCAATCTCGTCCTGGGTCAGGCGTTTGTCCTTTGGTCGGGAGGCGTTGTAGTCCGCAATGGCCTTTTTCAAAGCTGCGCACTCTTCTCGCTCCCAGTCATGCAATGGGCGGCGTTCTTTAGTCATTTCGCAAGAATATTCCCAAGGGAAATAGTTAACCATCTCCATTGGAGTTGCAAAGTATCTCCATGGGAGATAATCTGCGCGCATGAATGCCAATGGAGATATGGCCATGAGCCGAATCACTCTCAATCAGTTCGCTACCAGCAAAGGGCAGACCAAGGCAGCTCAGCTCCTCGGCATGACCCAGGGCGCTTTGAATAAAGCCCTGCGAGTAGGTCGTGACATCTACGTTACCGAATCGCCTGACGGAACCTTCCAGGCTGAAGAGGTGCGGCCGTTCCCGAGCCAGACACCGCTTAAAAAATCAGCTGCATAACCCTTTCGAACAACCAAGGAGCCTCACCAATGGCATACGACGACACGCGCCACTTGAAAGACCGGGAGATCAAGTCCCGCTACGACGATGAAACCTACGAGGCCCTGAAGGCCGTTGCACGACTTCACAAGCTGCAGCTCGCCGTATTCGTGCGCATGTGCGTCGAGGAGAAGCTGGAGAGCATCGTCGAGAGCGATGTTACCGATGAACGCCACATGGCCTGAAGGCCTACAGGAGGCCCTGTGCCTGAAACCACGATCTGCCATGGGATCGATGGAAGGCTTTACGAAAAGCTTGAACGGCTGGCTAAAGCAGCAGGCATGACGCCTGACGAGTACGCCGCAAAGCTTGGAGCTGAGCGTTTCTTCGAGAAGACCAGGCCAAAGGGTTCCGGAAAGCTTCGGAATCTGCCGGTGACACGGCGTGACCCGCCGAAGGACTCAATAGGCCCGGAAAAGGGAGGCCCTGATGAAGCCCTTGAATAGAAAACCCAAACCGCAGGCACAAAAAAGCCGGGGTGCGATCCCGGCTCTTTTTACAGCGCTTGCAAATACTACATCAACGTGGAGCTGATTATGCACACCTCGATTCCTGATGTACAGGCCCTCAAAAAGCCCGCGACACATTTTCACGATTCTCAAAACGTGTCGCGTACCGCCATGTCATCGCAAGAGATTGCGGAGTTAGTTGGCTCCCGACACGACAAGGTCAAGCAATCCATTGATCGACTGGCGGACCGCGGCGCAATTCAACTCCCCCCATTGGGGGAAGTTAAAAACCATCTTGGGCAGAGTGTCACTGTGTACCAAGTATGCAAGCGAGACAGCTTTGTGGTGGTGGCCCAGCTCAGCCCTGAATTCACCGCTGCCCTTGTAGACCGCTGGCAGGAACTCGAAGCCAGAACCGCTCAAGCTGTTTCCATGCCGTCTTACGTCGAAGCCCTGCGCCTGTATGCCGACCAGATCGAGCAGACGGCGGTGCTGCGCGTCGAGAATCACCAGCAGGCCACCAAGATCCATTCCCTGGAGAACCTGTTCAAGGAAGGGATGACCCACACCCAGTTCTGCAAGGGACTCAATGGGGTCAACGTCATGCAGGTGGGCAAGTACCTGGAAACCCGGAACTGGCTCTACAACGAGAGCAAGACCGGCCTGCGCATGCGTGTGGCGTCCTATGCCCGCGACAAGTACATGACCGAGCACCAGCACGAAGTCACCCCCCACGGCAAAGAGCCTTTCGTTTCCTTCACGCCCGTCCTCCTGAAGAAAGGCGCTGTACGCCTGTACGACCTGTACCTGGCCGGCGAGCTTCCGATGAAGAAGACCTGGGACGGCCTGTTCACCCACGACAAAGCACTGAGGGCCGCGTAATGGCCGCCTGGTTGAAGTTGAACGCAGATCTTCTGCACAAGACGGACTTTGCCGTCCTTTGCTCAAAACTAGATCTCAGCGAAGGCGAGGCGCTGATCGCTCTTTTCAAAACGGCTGCGTGGTTTGAAACCCACGGCCACTACGGAAAGGTGCCCGGTACGGTTGGGATGATTGATCAAGTGACCCGCGTGAACGGCCTTGGCGCAAAGCTCGTTGAGGCTGGATGGCTGGAAACGCTCAATGGATCGCTGGTTTTGAGGGGGTTCAGCGCACCGTGCGCCACTCGGAAGAGTCTCGGCGCCAAGGTCAGGGCCGAGGTTCTATCCGCTGGAGAGTGCGCGGCGTGTGGGTCCCCCGATGAGCTGGTAATCGACCACATCATTCCTGTTGCGCGAGGTGGCTCATGCGAACAATCGAATCTTCAAGCTCTGTGCGCACCGTGCAACAGGCAGAAGGGCAAGAAACTCCCGGAAGAATGGAGGATGAACTGATGGCTAATCCATGGTTCCGGCTCTACTCAGAGTTTGCCACTGACCCAAAAGTCCAGATGATGTCGGAAGCTTATCAGCGCCGATATCTGATGCTGCTTTGCATCAAATGCAGTAACGGCGATGAAACGTTACAGGATGATCAAGTAGCGTTTCAGTTGCGAATCTCTGAAGACGAATGGGCGTCCACAAAGGCTGCATTCATCGAAAAAAATCTCATCAATGACGATGCAGTTCCGCTCGCGTGGAACAAGCGCCAATACGTCTCCGACTCAAGCACGCCAAGGGTTGCAGCCTATCGCGAGAAGAAGAAACGGGAGCGTAACGTTTCAGTAACGCCACCAGATACAGAAACAGAATCAGATACAGAACATAAAAAGCAAGGCGCTGACGCGCCGGCGAAGTCTGGAAAGTTCGATCCCCTGACTGCCAAGCCTGCCAACGTGTCCGACAAGGCCTGGGCCGACTGGTGCCAGCACCGCAAGGAGATTCGCAAGCCACTGACCGCCAAGAGCTGCGAGCAACAGGCCAAGGCGCTGGAGGGCCACGCCACACCGGACCAGGTGCTCGCTACCTCGATCGCCAACGGTTGGACCGGGATATTCCCGGAGAAATCCAAGGGCAACGTCCATCAGTTTCCCGCATCCCGTCACACCGGGTTCGAGAACCGCGACTACACGGCGGGCCTGACTGCTCGCGGGGATGGCACCTATGACTTCTAGCCCGAAGCAGATCGACCTGAGCATCAATGAAATCGAGAAGCGCTTTGGCGTGATCGGCAAGCAGCCGGCCATGTGCTCGCTGCACGGCGAATACGCATCGGTGATCCGCAAGAACGCGGACAGGGCGTCCGGTTGCCCCGATTGCGCCGCCAAAGCGCAGCAGGAACGCGACGAGGAGGAACAGCGGGCAACGTATGCCAGGATCGTCGAGCAACGCCTGGAGCGAAAGCTGGGGGCCTCCCTGATCCCCAAACGGTTCATGGGGAAGAACTTCGCGGACTTCCGCGCCGAGACAGCATGCCAGAAAGCCAACCTTGCCAAGTGTGTGGAGTACGCGGAGACGTTCCCGCAGCACCTGGAGGAGGGCCGGTGCATCGTCATGACCGGCACACCCGGCACCGGGAAGACCCACCTGGCCGCCGCAATCGCGGGCTACGTGATCGTCAACCACAACGCCACCGCCGTGTATCGCACCGTCGGCGGCCTGCTCCAGTTCATCAAGGGCAGCTACGGCGACCGCGCCGAGTACACCGAGTCGGAAGCGTTCGCCAGCCTGGTCGAGCCGTCGCTGCTGATCATCGACGAGGTTGGGGCCACCAAGCCTTCCGAGTTCGAGCTGGCGACCCTGTTCGCCGTGATCAATGGCCGGTACGAGGCTCAACTGCCGACCATCGTCATTTCCAACATCGATGCCAAGGAGCTTGGCGCGGTGCTGGGCGACCGCAGCGTCGACCGTTTGCGGGAAGGTCGCGGCATTGGCCTGGTATTCGAAGGTGCCTCAGAGCGCGGCAACCGGAGGGCTTCCTGATGACCACCCAAACCCACATCACATTCGCCCTGACCCTGGTAGCTCTTTCCATTGGCGTGTTTTGGGCGCTGGCAATCCTGGAGGTGATCCGTGGCTGATTACACCGAACTGAAGCGGCTGGCCGAGGCTGCTCAAGAAGATCCAAATTCGCCATACCTGCCGTGCCCGGTTGCATTCATGAACGCCGCTACTCCGGGCGTGGTGTTGTCCCTGATCGCCGAGAACGAGGAGCTTGGGCGCTACCTCTGCACCTGCCGGGACTGTGGCGGGGAAGGATCTCTGCACACTGGCGACTGGCATTCCTACAGCCACATGGAGCCGCCAGAGCCGGTTATGGAGAAGTGCGGGGAGTGTGACGGCACCGGCTTGCTCGGGGAAATCCAGGACCTGTACCAGGTGATAACAGAGCGCGACCAGCTCAAGGCCGAAAGCGCCGGCCTCCAGACCGGCTACAAAGCCTATGAGCAGGTGAATGCTGAGCTGAGGGCTGAGGTGGAACGGCTGAATAATGCCTTGTCAGTCACTGACGCGGCAGCTCAGAAATGGCTAGAGGAGCGTGCAGCCCTGCAATCCGCGGCGGCTGAAGCCCGGGAGTTGTTTTGTTCTATTTTGGACAACCCAAGATTAGTGCTCGGAATGCCGTCAGCTCTGTTGGTTGGGGTAAAGGACTTCATCTTCAGCCAACCCGCGCGCGCCGCCATGGGCCAGGGAGAGCAGCCATGACCGAGATCGTGATGCGCAGCCGCGACGACACCAGCCGGCTACGCGGTGTGCTCGACGGCACAGACTTCACCAAGCCCAAGAAAATCATCATCAAGGATCTGGACCGCAGCGGTGAGCAGAACAAGAAGCTCCACGCCTCGCTGACCGACATCGCCAACCAGGTGGAGCACGCCGGCCGCAAGTGGGACGTGCTCATCTGGAAGCGTCTGCTCACTGCTGCATGGCTGCGAGAGGCCGGCGACCAGCCTCAGATGATTCCTGCGGTCGATGGTCACGGCTTCGACGTGATCTACGAGCGGACCTCGAAGCTGACCGTGAAGCAGTGCGCAAGCCTGCTGGAGTGGGTCGCAGCATTTGGTGCCGAGCACGATGTTCGCTGGACGCAGAAGGATTTGTGGGAAGGAAGGTATTGAGCATGGGAAACCTGAAGAGAACCAGCATTCACGGCTGCGACAACGTCCGAGACTCTTCTGGCGAATGGGTCAAGTCGTGGATGGTAAAGACTGATGATTCGCATGAGTGTCGTTATACGCGGCTGGGGAACCTCTGGAATGCGATGGTTGAGCGATGCAATCCGAATAGCTTCGTCGGTCGTGCAGCCCCGTCTTATAGCGATGTGTCCAATGGGTTTGGGTCATTCAAGACTTTCTCTGATTGGGCTGTCATGCAGCCCGGATTTGATGTCATTGAAGATTCGGGAAAGAGATATGCCCTGGACAAGGATCTGTTGATTGCCGGGAACCGGGTTTACTCCGGCGACGCATGCTGCTTCGTGCCTCAACGAATAAACAATCTGTTCATCTTGCCTCGCGCTCCGAAGGAGTTTCCCTTGGGCGTTAGCTGGGAGGCTGATCGAAAAGTATACGGGGCGAGCATCAGCATCGATGGCAGAAATAAGCGGCTCGGAAGATTTCAGAGCCCTGATCTTGCCCATTGCGCCTGGCAAAAGGCGAAAGCTGCAGAAATTGAACGCCTCATGGATTGGTATCAGCAAGCCCCTGGCTTTAGCGACCGCGTACTTCTCGCAATGGGATCTCGAGCTGAAAAGCTCTATGCCGACATCCATTTGTCCGTACAGACGGTGGTGCTATGAGCCTTTCCACCAAACAACCCCGCGCCAAGAAATGCCGTGTCGCTGAGTGCAGGGCCTCTTTCGTGCCCCAGCGCCTGGGCCAGGCCGTATGCAGCCCAGCGTGCGCAATTGCCGATGCTGCCACCAACCAGGTGAATCAGCAGAAGGCCAAGAAGTCCCTGGCCCAGGTCGAGCGCCGGGAGATCAAGGTTCGCAAGGAGAAGATCAAGTCACGCGCCCAGCACATGAAAGATGCTCAGACCGCTTTCAATGCCTGGATCCGCGAGAGGGATATCGGCCTACCTTGCGTAAGCTGCGGCAGGCATCACAACGGCCAATGGCATGCAGGGCATTACCGGACCGTCGGTGGCAATCCGGAACTCAGGTTCGAGCCGCTCAACGCTTGGCGCCAGTGTGCCCCGTGCAACAACCACAAATCCGGCGACATCGTGAACTACCGCATCGAGCTGGTGAGGCGCATCGGCGCCGAGGCGGTCGAGTGGCTGGAAGGCCCGCATGAAGCGAAGAAATACACCGTGGAAGAACTGAAGGCGATGACCGCCGACTACCGGGCAAAAACAAGAGAGCTGAAGGGGAGAGCGGCATGACTTATCGCAACGTGGTATCCGCAGTAGTTCGGGCCCTGGCCGCCGAAACCATCAACTCTGCCGGCGGCTGCGACTTCGAGCCCAAGGTGCAGTGCGCCAAGCAGAAAGGGGAGATCGTCGGCAAGGAGGCTGCGTTCCTGACTGACTGCTGGGTATTCGGCCGACTGCACAAGTCGCTGTCTGCTGCGCATTGGCGGGCGCTGGTAGCGAAGTTCTCCACCCACACCGAGCGAAAGCACACGGCCATTGCCGAGCTGACGAAGGTCATGCGGTCCCCGGCGCCCGAGCGGTTCCTGCACTGCGCGATCGTCACATGGGCATTGCCGAAACTGCCAGGCGTAGATGGAAAGCGCTCGACCAACGTCCTGCCGGCCGGGTGGTACGAAATGGACAACTGGTCGAACGAGCCGCACCCGATCAAGACCCAGGAGCGGTGGCGGCGGGACATTCGCAAGGCGCTGGAACGCGAGGTGGATGAGGCTTTGATGGCCGCACAGACACTTCTGGATGATGAGGGGCTTATCGAGACAAAAGCCGCTTGACGGCGACTGAACCAATGAGCCATTATCCACCCATCCTGTCATTCCTGCGTGTATCGGGGATTGGGTATTAAGCCCGGCCACTGTGCCGGGTTTTTTATTGCCCACGATTTACCGCTGCCAGGGCGGCCTCACGGATAACCTGGACGCCGATTAGCCGGACAGTACGGCGTACGGAAATAACACCGGCAGCCCGCGCACCTTGACCTCACATGCTTTCCGGGTGGCGCGAGACTTGAGCGGCGAGATCGATGCAATAGGGCGTCGACGTCGCGAACGCCTTCGGCTGGCAGCGTGGGAAGACACGCAATTGCGGGTAGCGCAGGTCGCTAGACAGCCTTCCAAGCTTTCGATCAGGGTTCGATTCCCTGTATCCGCTCCAAATCTGTCCCGAAGCATTGAAGGTTGGTGCGCCCGACTCATAACCGGTGGAAGAGGGTTCAAGCCCCTGCGGGACGACCAGGCATGGGGCCTCAAGCCTCTGCGGCGTAGATCTGAGATCCTTTCAGGGAGCCAAAACAACTTGAGCAACCGAGGGGAAGCGACTCGGTGCCTTTTCAGGGCCTCGACATGATCGGGGCCTTTCTGTTTTC